CAGGCGGCGTCCCCGGCGGCGGCCCCGGCGGCGGCCCCGGCGGCGGCCCCGGCGGCGTCCCGGGCGGCGGCCCAGGCGGCCGCCCAGGCGGCGTAGCTCTTGTCCCGCGCCGAGCGAACCACCGGCCCGGCAGCCTCAGCCGCCGCCTGGTCCACGATCCGCCGCAGGCCACGCAACTCCGCCGCAACCCCGGCCAGCTCCGGCCGAAGATCGAGAAACGCCGGCGTGTACGTGCGGATCAACCAGTCCAGCGCCAGGAAACCGCGCGTCTCGTCGAGGCCATCGCCTTCGGTGCCGGGGAGCAGCGGCACGAACCGCTTCAGCTCCTGCCGCCGGACATCGGGCAGGCAGTCGTTGAGGTTCCGCCCGTAAATGCCCAGCACCCGGGACACGCAGGAGGGGGCGTCGGTGTGCGGCTCACCGGCCATGTAGGCGACGGCCTCCATCAGGCACAGGCCCGCGCCCGGGTCGGCGTGCGAGCCATTGTCGAGGTGCAGGGTGGTCAGGTCGAGGGCGGTGGTCATCAGGTCTCCTTCAGCGGGTTGGGTGGGCAGTGCGTCGTGCTGGCCCCTCTGGGCTTCTGTGCTCATTGTGCTGTCACCTCCACCTCGACGTCGTACTCCGGGCCGCCCCACGGACCGGCCGGGTGCACGATGGTGTTGATCGAGACCTCGACCGGGATCGGCCCGAAGTAGAGGTACTCCCAGAGGTCGCCTTGTTCCAGCGGATCGTGATGGCAGACCGGGCACTTCACACTGGCCCGACCTTCCTCGACGGACAGCTCGAACGGGTGCCGGCCGCCGGTGAACTCCTCGCAGGACTCGCGGCGCCACATCTGCAGCGCCTCAGCCAGCTCGATGGCACCGAGGTACAGCCGTCGGTCCTCGGGAACGAACTCGTGCTGCGGGTCGAAGAAGATGCTCATCGCTGGCGCACCTCGTTGATCGCGCCGTAGACGGCTGAGTTCTGGATGTAGTGCAGGCCGCCGAACTCCCAGGAGCCGAGGCGCTTGATCTCGTCCGAGACGTCGTCGAGCACGTCGGCCCGCAGCATCTTCAGCATCGGCAGGACCTCGGTCCACCGGCACCGGTCCCAGGGCGGGTTGCCGTCCTCGTCGTGCGTTCCGCAGAACCCGTCGCTCTCCAGGTCTTCGGTCATGCTGCTGAACCAGGGCACGAACTCGCAGCCGGCAGCCTTGACCGCGATGGCCTGGATGTCGATCACGGCATGCCTGCCTTCTCGACCGCCGCGAACTCCTCGTCGGACAGCTCGAACTGTCGCACGTCGATGGTGAGCCACGGCGGCCCGGCCCACCGTTCTCCTCGGGCGGCGTAGCCGATGTAGTGATTCACCTCGGGACCGAGCAGCCGCCGCATGATGCCGGCGAGCGCGAGGTCGTCCTTCAGCTCGTCGAGCACGCGGGCGTGCTCCTCGGCACGAGCGTCGGCGAACTCCTGAATGACGTGCTTCAGGTCGGCGCCGTGAGTGAGTCCGAAGACCCGGGTGGCGTGCTCGGTGTCGGTGGTCATGCGTCGGTCCGCCAGGGCTTCGAGACGGTGACCCGGAAGCCGAAGGTGAGCCCGTCCGAGGTCCGGCCGTACGCCTCGACCTCGTTGCCCAGCACGATGGTCTCGTCGATGTCGATGCCGTCGTCGTACATGCTGGTGATCGCGGACTGGACGGCCTTGGCGATGGTGCCGGGATCCGGCATCCGACGAGTCTCGGCCTGCGAGGCGGTCATCACCAGTTCGACGGCGTCGGCCGGGACGACGACGCTGCAGCCGTGCTCGTCGACCGCCTCGTAGAAGTCGACGGGGATCTCGTTCTGTTCGGGATCACCAGCCTCGAAAAACTGCTCGATGGTGATCTTCGTGTCCGGATAGCTGCGATGCGGCAGCACGACCCAGCTCTCGTCGTCAGTCAAGGGTCGGGACATCCTGACGATGTCGCCGTCCGAGAAGCGCGTGATGTGCTCGGTGCCGGTGGTCATGTGAACAGCATACGCACTCAGAGGCGCGTGTCCAGGCACTCTCGATGCTCTGTGACGAAACGGTCCAGGCGCACCGGCTCCCCGCAGACCGGGCAGGGCCGCACGGCGACGCCGTACCGGTGCTCGTGCAGCTTGCTGGCCAGCGTCTCCAGCTCGACGAGCATGTCCCCGGCCCACGGCTGCCGCATCGCCCAGTCCCAGTGCCGGGTAATGAACGCGCTCTCCGTGGTGATCGAGCGGCCGGTGCTGGCGGGGATGCCCTTGCCCCAGCGGATCCGGCCCGCCCAGTAGGACAGCACCGCGAGCACGCCGGTGCGCGGATCGGTGAGGACGAGGACGTCGAGGTCGGCCGGCGCCCGGCGGCTCAGCGGGGTGGAGGTGCGACGGCCCTCGACCATGCCCCGCTCCCCGCGCTGCGGGGTGAGCCCGGCAGAGTCGGCGAGGATGTCCCCGAGCAGGCTCATGTCAGAACCGGACCGCCCGGCCGTTGGGGTCGACGATGGTGACCTCACCCCGCAGGACGGCGAGCGCGAGCCCGGCCCGGGTCGCCTGGGCGGTCTTGGCGTAGATGCGCCGCATGTGCGTGCGGACGGTCTCCACCGACAGCTCGGGCTTCATCCGGCGGGCCACGGTCTCGTTGTCGGCGCCGTCCTTCAGGAAGTTGCCGAGCACCTCGATCTCGCGGAACGAGCACGGGGCGAACATGGTCTCGCCGTCAGGCGGGGCAACACGCAGTCGTGCCAGGGTCACCCTTCGGAGGCTACCGGGGGATGGTGCCTCTCCGCCGCAGCGACCGCATCTTCGGGGTTCGGGTGACCCTCACCGCTGCCGACGATCTCGTTGTTCCCGGCGGCACGGACTCGCCACCGGTAGTCGCCGTCACCATCCAGGTACACCTCGACGGTGTCACCGTGGTCGGTCGTCCAGCTCTGGTAGTGACTCATGTCGACGGCTTCTTCCTCTTCGGGCGGCCGGCGTACCAGACCCGGATTGCGTCCAGGTCGTAGATCCGGCCGCACTCCAGGGTCGCTACCGGCTCGGGGAACTCGTTGCCCTCGGCCCGGCGAACGTCCCACATGGAGACGGTGCTGCGTGCGACCCCGAGGTCCTTGCTGATCTCGAAGACCCCGGCCAGTTCCACGTGAACACCCTACTCGATCACGTTCGGTGGCGGCCACGTTCCGCCAGCAGCCATCCTCCGGAAGGGCCACCGCTGTAGGTAGGCGGCGCCCCGGCCGAAGTACGCGGGCATCGAGCGGGCGTGGGCCAGCACGTCGTTGCACGGACCGCAGACCAGCCCACGGACGCAGTTCGGGCAGCCCTTGTCCGGGTGATGGCCGTCGAGCATCGCCTGCTGGTGATCGTGGTCGACGGCCAAGCGCTTCTTCCCGGCGCCGGTGGCCACCCGACAGAGCGCGCACTTCCCGCCCTGGAACATGTACAGCTCGTCGTACTGCTCGGGCGTCAGACCGTAGGTCTTCTCGACGTGCCGCCCCTTGGCCGCCAGCCGGGTGTCCCGTTTCTTCTTGTTGTGGTGCGTGGTGCAGCGCGGCCCCCGGTGCGGCGCTGGTCGCCGGGTGGTGATGCCCTCGGCCAAGCAGTCGACGCAGACCTTGCCCGGCGTCGGCTTCTGCTTCGGATAGGTCCATTTCTGCGGTCTCGCGGTGGTCACTTCGTCCTGCTTCCCACGAGCCAGAGGTCGCGCTTGTAGACCCGGTACTCAGTCCGGACCTCGTACAAGCCGGACGGACGATCCGGAGTCGCGAGCACGATCGGTTCCGTGAGCCGATCGAGCGAGGTCTGCCAGAGATCCCACTCCCCCGCGTGCCCCCGTCCGTCAAGCGTCAGGGACCAAGCCCACGACGGCGAGTCTGCGAAACACACACACGGTGCGCCCATCTCGCTCGACGTCGTCGGCCGCATCCCGGGCCGAAGACCATACCGATTGATTTGACCTCTACGCGTGCTCGGTGCCCAGTGATAGAGCCACCGGTAGGGCTCGTACGCGAGAAGTGCATCCTGCGTCTCTTGCCGATGGCGCTCGATGAACTCCAGATGATCGAGCGGGGTCTCCCCACACTCCGGGCACGGGGTGAGCACCTTCATGCCAACGCGAAGGTGCTCATCCTCATCGGCCTCTTCGATCAGCACCTCGGGGAACTGGCAGTCGTGCACGCTCACGCCGCGACCAGCTTCCGGTTGACCGGCACGCCGGCCTCGCCTCGCGAGAGCAGGTACGAGCCCTTTGTCGGCACGTCGGAGACGAACCGGGCGACGTGGAAGTTCTCCACCGATCGAGGGTCGTGGTCTTCGGACGGGTGGTGGTCGAGGACACGGTGCAGGGAAGAGGTCACTCGGGCTTCCTGATCTCGAAGCGCGCCTCGGATCCGTCGGCACGGGTGAAGGTGCGGTATTCGGTGCCGGTGTAGGCCGGCGGCTGGCGCTCGTTCTTCAGCTTGTCGTTCTCGACCGCCAGCGGCATCCCGTTGGGCTCGGTCGCCGGCACCGCCGGGAACTCGTCGGTCTCCTCCTCGGCTGGCTGATTCCGGGGCACCGGGCTGGGACGAGGTGTCGGCCCGTGGTCGATGCGCCGCGAGACCAGAGAGACCTCGGGGTACTGCTCGACCCCCTCCTCGTGATGCTCGTCGGCGAACGACGGAGTCAGCCGGTCCTCGATCGAGTCGAGCCGATCCTTCATCGTGGCGTACTGCCCACCGACGAAGAAGCCCACGAAGAGGGCGGCGACAGTGAGTACGAAGCAGGCGACCAGCGCGAGCGACTCGGTGTTGCTCAGGCCGGTGTCCGGCGCCTCGATCCCCAGGATCATGGCTCGGTGCCCGGTTCCTCGATGGCGACGTCGATGATCTCCTCGATCACGTCAGGTTCCTCCGTCTCGGTCGGCTCCGGCGTCTCGGTGGGTGCCGGGGTCTCGGTCGACGGGGGAGCGTCGGTGGTCGGTGCTGCGGGCTCGGTCAGCGGCCCCTCGGCGGTCGGCTCGGTCGGAGGTACGGCTTCGTCGACCGCTGGAGCCTCCGTCACCGCTGGCAAGCCAACGGAACTTGTGGCGGGGGTGCGACGCTCCAAGCGGGAGACCGGTTCGGTTGGAGCGTCGAGGACCTCCGGGTCGTAGTGCGGCACCGGGAACGGTGCCAGGGTGGGCAGGATCGCCTTCGGGAAGTGGTCCTCGGCCTCGGCGATCGACGGTGCACGGCGAGTGGGGGTCGGTTCCGAGGCGCCGGGATCACTCACCTCGGACGCGGCCACCTTCGGCGCCCAGTCCTGCAGCGCGTCGGTGAGTGGTGCCGCGACGATGAGCATCCCAGCGCTGCCAGCGATGAGGATGTGGCTCAGCGGCCATCGAGGGGGAACCGGCTCCGGCGAGCGGTGTTGTCCGTTCACGGCGACCAGACTACGGCGGTTGTCACGCCGGGTCCCTTCGCCGACGGATCGAGACGCATCCACCACCACGTGTAGAAGCCGTCACCCCCCGGTAGAGGGCTCGCGAGTTCACGGCGTCCACCCGCCGTACGTCCAGCAGACGAGGATGAACGCGACCAGTGCGACACCGATCAGGATGTCCCGCCAGCGGGCGGTCACCGGGCCATCTCCCTCAACCGGGCGACGGTCCGGTCCCGCTCGATGCCCCAGCTCTGCCGGAGCGGTGCGAGCAACGAGTTCGAGGTCGCTGACTCCAGCAGCTCGATCGCTCGCTGAAGGGTCTCGCGATCGTCGGCGACCTCGATCTCGGTCAACCGCCCGTGGAGTCGCTGGCGGTACTCGTCGCACGCTGAGCACTGACCGGGCGGCTTGATGTCCCGGGTCATGTGGTTGTGGAGACGATTCAGGTCGCTCACGCCGCCGCCTCCTTCGCGATCTTCTCGGCGAGCTTGCCGGTCATCCACCGGGAGACACCGTCCTCGTCGCGCAGGACGATGGCGTCGGCCTCGACGGGCACTCCCCGGAAGTGCATCCGCATCGAGTCCTCGACGTCGGCGATCACAGCCTCGACCTCCGCATCGGGCACCTGCAGGACGAGTTCGTCATGTACCGGCAGCCATACGACCCCGGGTCGATTGTGGCCGTCTTCGAGACGGATCCAGGCGTCGACCAGCACCTCACGGGCGGCGGACTGGACGGCGTAGTTGATGTTGGCGTAGGACCGGATGTCTCCGGCATTGGCGCCACGTCCCTTCACCCGGGTGACCGGGAGCCGACGGTTCGAGATGGTGCGGATTGCCTCGCGCTCCATGCCGAGGTACATCGAGAGCGCGCTGATCGAGGGGTACCGGTCTCGCCAGGCACGGATGATGTTCTGCGCCTCGTCGAGCGGGATGCCGGTCTGCTGCCACAGCGCCGAGGCGCCGCCGCCGTAGACGATGAGGAAGTTGACGATCTTCGCCTGGTCACGGGTGATGGTGACCCCGGCCTCGGCCAGCTCGTCGACCGTGAGCTGGTGCAGGTCGCCGCCGGCCAGGATCGTCTCGATCATCTTGTCCTCGCGAGCGAGGGCAGCCACCACGCGCAGCTCGATCTGCGCGAAGTCGCACGTGACGAAGGTGTGACCCGGCTCGGGGAGGAACAGCCCGCGCATCCGGGGGTCTCGCTTGCTGAAGTTCTGCACGTTGGGGCCGGAGGAGGACATGCGCGCCGTCGTGCTCGCGCCGATCGGGTTGAGCTGCGGGTGAATCCGGTGGATGCCGTCGTCGTGCAGCACGAGGCGCCGGGTGATGTCGTCGGTCTTGCGGAGCAGGTCGAGGTGACCCTTCTGCTGCTGCATCAGGCCGACGACCTCGTAGAACACCGGCTCCAGCATCGCCATGTCGGCGAGCAGCTTCAGGTTGTCCCCGGCCAGCGACGGCATGCCCTTCGGCGTCCGGGCGCCCTCCCAGGTGTCCCAGTTGACGCCCTGCCCGGCGAGCCAGTCGAGGATCTTCGGCCCGTTGATGTTGACGCCGCCGGTCAACTCCTCGGCCTTGCTCTTGGCCTCGCCAGTCACAGACGTTGCCTCGTCGTGCAGGGCCTTCAGCGCATCGACGTCGATCCGCTTGCCGGCGATCTGCTGCCGGTTGGCGCGGACCGAGCACCACTGGTCGATGCGGATGACCTCCGGCGGGTTCTGCGTCGCGGCGGTGAGCAGCGGCGCCAGCCGACGGACGGCGATGGCGTCGAGCCCGGCATACCGGACGAAGACCTCCGGCCACTCCTCGGCGGGCATGGTGGCGAGCGCGTTCCAGCCCGCTTCCTCGATGTCGGACCGCTTGGCGTTCTTCCGACCGCCACCGGCCACCCACCGGTCGACCATCCACGCGTGCAGCTCGGCATCGGCCTGCTCCAGCTCGGGCATGCCGTACTTGGTGGCCAGCGTCTTCAGGTCCCGGTCGTCGTCCTTGTCCGGGTCGGCCTGGATGGCGAGCATCCGGGTGTCGACGTTGCGGTGCGTGATGTCGATCCCGAGTCCCCGCCAGACGGCGAGCACGTCCATCGGCGTGTGCGAGGCGAAGGTGACCTGCGGCTCGCTCAGCATGTACTCGGCCGCCTCGCGCTGAGCCACGTCCTGCAGGTCGAGGACCCACGCCTCGTCTTCGGTGCCGAACTGCGCGAGCCGCACCATGAAATCGGGATCGAACTGGCCCCGGTCCGTCATGTAGGTCGACTCGACGTCGAGCCCGAGCAGGATCGGCAGCGTCAGGGCGCCGAAGGTCGAGCCGCCGTGGTGGATGGTGACCGGCTGGCCGCCCAGCGTCGCGGTGAACGTAGTCACTGCCCCCACCACCGGATCGGCTGTGTGTCGCCCTTGACATAGAGCGGGTGCTTCGGCGCGCCGGAACCAGTGACTCCGACGCACTCGATCATTCCCGACGTGAGAGCACGGACCTGCTGAGCGCGGCGCTCGGCCATGCCGTGTGCGCCCCAGCCAGCCACAACTCGGCCGCCTGCGATCCGGGCAGCGTCGAACGCCTGACGGAGATAGCGATCATTCTCCGGGCCGATCGGATCGGTCGCCTTCAGCAGCTCCTTCGGGTTGGTGGCCCGCAGAGCGAAGAGGTTGACGACGGTGATGCCGCCCGCTCCCCAGCCCTTCGAGAAGCCGATGCACCGACGGATCGTCGGGTCGTCGATCGTCGCGTCGGCGATCGACGGGTTGAGCATCACCCAGACATCAGCGGGACGAATGGAGTTCCAGGTGCGAGTGAGCATGTACCGGTAAGCGCCGTCCTCGCTGAGGATGGCGTCCTTCTCGATGGTGCTGGTCATCGGTTCCTCCGTCGGTGGGCGCGCTCGTACCAGCGGCCGACGACGAAGCCGCCTGCCACGGGAAGCGCGAGGGAGAGCACGTACATGAGGGTCATGGCTACAGCCAGACGGCGAGCGCGACGTAACCGATGCCGGTCGCGACGTGGTCGGAGCCGGAGGTGGGGTGCGTGCCCTCGTGGTGGCCGGCAGCCCGGGTGCACGCGTGCTTCGGGTTCTCCGGGTGGTGCCGACCGCAGATCGGCACACGGGCGTGATAAGCGGCCCGGGAGGCGACATCGTGGTCGCCGGGCTGGATCCGGCGGGGCTTCTTCAACTGCTCGGCGGCAGTCCTCTTGGTCACGCTTCCTCCACTTCGGGCGAGAGGACGGTGTAGCCGAGCCGCTCCAGCTCGATGATCGCGGCCTGCCGAACCGCCTGGTCGACGAGGCTCTTGCGGACCTCGATCGCCGAGGAGATGCCCGCGTCCATGAAGTCCTTGACGATCACTCGGCCCTTCTCGCCGTCGTAGACGACGGTGAAGATCTGGTCGTCGTTGGGGTCGGGCAGGCTCATCGGAGCACCTCTCGCATCGTCATGCCGTATCGGGCGATGGACCGGTCGAAGGACTCCGGCCGGTATAGGAACGCCCAGGCCGTGCCGTAGGCGACGACGACCTTGGTGCGGGCCTCGATCTCCTGGTCGTGCTCGGACTGGTCGGCGCTGACCTTGACCTCGGAGTACTGACCGGCGTTCGGACCGCCGATGCCGAAGGTGACGAACCACGTCGCGGTGTCGTTCACGGGGTCACCTCGAACTGCAGCTCGACGAGACGCGCCGTGTGCCCGCCGTCTTCGGCGAAGATGAGCCGAACGGTGGCCAGGCGAGTGAGACCGCGCAGGAGGGTGGTCGTCGCCCACGAAGCAGCACCGGGGAAGTCGTCCTCCAGCGTGACGACGAAGCGCGGTTGGTACGACTCCTCCGGCTGAGGGGTGAAGTCGACGTCCTGCACCTGGGTGCGCGACAGGAGCACCTCGCGGGCGGCGGCAAGGATCCGGGGGTCCCAGACCTCGACGTCCTCGGTCGGGGTCGACAACTCGATGCCGACGGTGACGATCATAGGTGTGCCTCTCTGGCGATGTCGGTGGACTAACTCTGTGAACACCCTACACGAACTAGATACGCGGTGTGAAGGTCTCCGGGTTACAGGTTCGGCACGCCATCCAGAATCCGGACGGGGTGATCTCCTCCGGCCGGTCGCAGTCGGGGCAGAGCCGTGCCGGCACCTCGACGGTCTGATCGAAGAGGTGAGCGAGCGGGTCCGACCCTGCCGTGGACGGGTAGTTCGGGTAGAGCGGGTAGGTCGGAACCGCCGTGGCGCTGGAAGAAATCGTAGTCCCTATACGTGTCGTATATGTACTACTAATTTTTCCTCGCGTAGCGGTATTTCTATCTACCCTAACTACCCGGTCTGGAGTAGCGGACTGCTCACCGTCGGTGTCCGACAGCACCTCGACGACATCGGCCGAGGGCCGGTCGGGGCGGTGGTCGACGACGCACCAGCGGGAGCTGTGACCGGCGAAGTCCGCCGTCTTCACGAGCTGCAGCCCGTTCATGGTCCGGTTCTTCATCCGGCCGTAGGCGAGCCCCAGTGCCCGGTTGTAGCCGGTGACGGTGTGGTCCTCCAGCTTCGGCGGGTGCTCCACGGTGCCGATCCGGGCGTCCCGCATCTTGCGGACGACCTCGGGCACGGTGAACTCCCCGCCCTCGCCGAAGACACCCATCAGCCACCGCAGGTGGTCCGACCAGAACGACGTCTCGTAGTCGGTCTCGCTCCGCCACTGCACCAGCGAGCCCAGGAAGCCCTCCACGCCGGCGTGGTCGAGGATGCCGCCCATCATCCCGCCCCACGCCTCGAACGAGCCGAAGCGACGACCGGCCGGGCTCTCGGTCCGCTCCTCATCGGTGAACCAGGCCCGGATGAGGGTGAGCGCGGCGGCGATCAGCTCGGCCCGGTGGGCGAGCGTCCAGCCCTTGATGTCGGGGTGCCGGTAGCCGGAGATGTCCCGGTCCTGCGGGTTGGACACCGTGGGCGCCAGCCGAATGCGGTACACCCGGCGGGCCAGGTCACCGTTGACGACGACGTTGTTGCCGAGCGCCACCCAGGTCACCCGGTTCGGGAACTCGATCATGTTCGAGACGCCGAGGATGCGGTCGGAGTACGTGATGCCGGTGATCGAGCGGGCCAGGTGCCTGCCCTCGATCGTGTGCGCCTCGTCGAAGATGAGCAGCTCCGCCCCCTGCCGGAACGTCGACGTGATGACCTTGCGGTTCTCGTCGTCCTCGCGCGAGTAGGGGAGCGGCGTGGCGCCGGTGGCGCCGGTGGCGAAGATGGTCAGCAGGTCGGCGATGAGGTTCTTCCCCACGCCCGGCTGCAGCCCGTCGATGACCGCCATCGGCGCCAGCGGCACCATGCCCCGGATGAGCGGGGTGAGCATCAGCGCCAGGCAGTTGGCGCGGTCCTCGGGCTCGGGCATCGAGTCGAACAGGTCGCCCAGCCACTCCACGGTCAGCAGCTTCACCGCCGAGGTGACGTCCTCCTCGGTCGGCTGCTCGGGCACCTGCACGCTGCTCACCGTCTCGTCGAGCGCGAGGTAGGTGGCGCTGGCCTCGTCGTAGCCCGGGGTCTGGCAGATCGTCCCGTCGAGCCGCACGAACGGCACCCGGCTGATCTTCTCCAGCAGCGCGAACCGGTCGGAGCGGGCGAGCACGGCGTCCCGGGTGGGTTCGTCCGGCCACGCGGGGGTGGCGTCGCCCTTGGCGCTGATCGAGACGCAGAACGCGGCGTCGGCGACGAGGTCGGCGAAGACGCCCTTGGTGACCGGCCGGACGGCTGCGGCGTCGGTGCGCTGGGCGAGGATGCCGCCGTAGCTGAAGAGGTGGGTGCCGTCCCACCGGGTCTTCAGGGCGTCGGTGATCTGGTTGATCACCTCGCGCCGGTCGTCGTTGATCGCGATCATCGGCCGGTCGGGGTCGACGAGGCGCGTCTGCCGCCCGCCGTTGCCGGACTTCTTCGGCGGTTTCTGCGCGGCCGGCTTCTCCTCGGCCCGCTGCAGCAGCCGGGACAGGTAGGAGCCCCGCTTGTCGATCGGCCGGGCGCCGAGGACGTCGTCGAGACCGGCCTTCGAGCCGTGGCCGTCGAGGCGGAGGAACTTCACCGAGTGGGCGCCCTCGGCCTCCAGCGCGTCCTGCAGCGCCAGCCCGGCCATGTAGACGTTGTAGTTGCTGCCGGCGTCGGCATCGAGCCCGACGACGACGTCCCGGCCCTCGACGATGAGCAGGTCGGGCACGGCGACCTGGGTCTCGCCCTTGCGCCAGCTCCAGCAGCCGGACATGCCGCACACCGACCACCCGCTGTGCGCGTAGATCGCGGCGGCCAGGGACTGCATCGTCCCCTCCTGCACCAGCAGCGGGCCTTCGGGCAGCATCCGGAGCTGATTCAGGACCATCGAGGAGCCGCGAGGAAAGGCGTACTTGACGGGGTCGCCCTCGTTGTTCGCGATCGGCTCGTCCGGACGGAACTGGAGCACCTGGCCTTCGAGTGGGGAGTTCCAGGTGAAGAGGAGTCCCGAGCCTGCCGCGTACTTGCTGCCGGTGAACCCGGGCGCCAACTCCAGCAGATGCTCGGTGTCTCGCACCGATCGCACCCCGAACTTGGCGGCTTCCCCGGCGCTGATGCCGCGAGGCAGCAGGATCTTCTCTTCGTGCTCAGGAAAGATGACGACGTCAGCCATCAGATGTGCCTCCAGGTCTTCCGGTGGCCGATGTGCCAGATCGTCTGCTTGGTCACGCCGTAGTCGTCAGCGATCGGCTGGAGCTGTTCGCCCGCGTCGTACCGATCACGGATGCGGGTTACGTCCTCTGCCGTCAGCTTGTTCCGCATGGTGCCGTGGCGGAAACGGTCGATCGAGTTGTCGCGCGGGGTCTTCCAGGACAGGTTGGCCGGCGTGTCGTTGAGGGGGTTCCCGTCCTCGTGGGCAGCCTGCATGCCTTCGGGGCGAGGCCCGTGGAATGCCTCGCACACGACCCACGCGGCGAGCATCGTCTTGCCGCCGATGGAAATCAGGCGCCTACCCCCCTTGCCGACGTATCCCACGACCGGGCCGCCCTCCGGACCGAGGATGGCCCCGTCGGGGCACACGATGTGACCGGGGTCCGGCAACCAGACCCTCCCCTGGGCAGCGTTCGAGATGAAGTCGATGGTGCTCACATGGTTCTCCGTCTGCTATGTTGGAACGGTCCTCTTGTCGGTGGACGCTGAACGCCCCGCTCTCTTCGGATGAGCGGGGCGTTCTGCATTCCCCCCGGTGGTGCTGTGCTAGCCGAGGCCGTAATGAGGCGGCGCCAGCCTGTCCCTGATCTCCGTCAGGCGCGCGGCATAGGCGGAACCGTCGGTCAGGTCCGTCTCGATGAAGCTTCCGTCGTGGTCGTAGACCGGGTCGACCGTGCACGGCATGTTCTTCGGCCGTCGGACGTACTGCTCGTTGGTCAGGTCCACCAGCTCGTCCTCCGATCGGATGGCGGACTCGACACGGTAGCCCGGATCCGCCTCAGCGGCCTCGATGTGCTCGTGCGCGATCTTGTTCAGCTCGTCGAGCGCCGGTGTGCTGGTCAGCTCGAACTCGGCCAGGGTCTTGCCCCAGCCGATCGAGCAGGAGCAGAGCAGCGCGAAGCCGGAGTTCCATCGCCGCACTGTGATGACGTGGCTCATGACGGCACCTCCGTGATGATCTCGATCTTCTCGATCTCGGACCGGAGGTAGTACACCTTGTTGTCGCCGAGCTGCCGATGCTTCTTCAGGCCGGCGGCCGACGCTGCCCGGTCGAGGGTGTTCGGGTGCACGTTGAGCAGGTGCGCGGCCGAGCGACGGCTGATGAGGTCCTCACGACGGACCTGGGGAGGGATGGTCATGTGAGTCCCACCAAGTTGGAGAGGGCGTCGTCGACCTGATCGACGACGATGCGGTACGCCTTGACGGCGCCGATGACGGTGATGGCCACGGCGAACACGAGCTGCCCGGCGGCGTACTTCGTCACGGTGAGTGCTCGCGGGTGGGAGTCATGCTGCTGGTCCTTCCTCGCTGTCGGTGATGCGTGCTGGTCGAACGTACACCGTCAAGTGCCGTCGTGTGAAGACTTGTGTTGCGTGGTGATGGTGTGTGTAGACTTTCCGGCCATGACCACCGACACCATCTCCCAGCCCTGCCACCGCTGGCGGGCCAACGAGGACATCGACTTCGGCAGTGACCAGGGCTATCGAGGTCCCGACTACTGCAAGGCGTGCGGCATCGTCCGCTACCCGCTCAGTGCCCGAGCCCAGAAGGTCGCCGAGGCCGCGTGCACCGGTTCCACTGCTGGCGCGTCCCAGGCGCTCGCCGAGGTCGTGCTGTGACCTTCCCCGAGGAGAAAGGCGCCTGGATGACCGCCGTCCTACGTGCTCGCGGATACCAGCAAGAGGCTCTCGACGCCATTGAGCGAGATTTCGCTGAAGGCTGCGTCCGGGTAGCGGTAGTTCTCGCCACTGGCCTGGGAAAGACCCATGTGTTCGCGCACGCCATCGCCAAGGCGCATGAACACGGGCTAAAGTCCCTGGTCCTCGTTCATCGCGAGGAACTCGCCCAGCAGGCGAAGACGAAGATCCATTCGGTGGCTCCGTCACTGTCCATCGGTATCGTGAAAGCAGAACTGAACGAAATCGACGCAGATGTGATCGTGGCCAGTGTCCAGACTCTTGCCAACCCTCTTCGACGTGAGTCGGTGATGTCGGCTGGTGAAATCGGTTTCGTGGTCTGCGATGAGGCCCACCACTCCGTGAGCCGCACATGGATGGAGATCCTCGAAGCGTTTGGCTGCTTCGAGTCCACACCCTGCCTTGGCGTGACGGCCACGATGACGAGGAACGACGGCAAGGGCCTCGGCGATGTATGGCAGAAGATCAGCTACGAGAAGGACATCCTCTACGGCATCGACCACGGCTACCTCACCGACGTCCGGGGGCAGCAGGTCACGGTCGACGGGCTCGACCTGGCCACCATCGCCCGCTCCCGGGGCGACTACCAGGAAGGCCAGCTCGGCGAGGCGATGATCTCCTCCGGCGCGGCCGAGGTCGTCGCGCAGTCCTACCTGGAGCACGCCAAGGACCGGCAGGGTGTCCTGTTCGCCCCGACCGTTCAGTCCGCCCACGAGTTCGCCGCCGGACTGAACGCCGCCGGCATCGTCACCGAGACGATCACCGGCACGATGGGCCGAGAGGAGCGCGAGCTGATCTACAAGCGGTACGAGCACGGCGACGTGCAGGTCCTCTCCAACGTCATGGTGCTCTGCCTCGACACGGAGACGGAGATCCTGACCGACCAGGGATGGACCCGCTACGACGAGATGACCGAGGCGCACAAGGTCGCCAACTGGAACCAGGGCGCCGTCCACTTCATCGAGCCGCGAGAGATCGTTGTCCGGGACCGTGGCGAGTACGAGGACATGTACGTCCTGGAGTCCCCGAAGCGCAGCATCCGCGTCACGCGAGGGCACCGGATGCTCTACCGCACCTATGCCGGCGGTCAGTGGCACAAGGCGCCGGTCGAAGAACTCGCGGGTCGTGCCCTGAAGCTGCCGACGACCGGCATGGCCGAGCCTGAGCATCCGAGCGACCTGACGCTCGATGAGGCCGCGCTGGTTGGCTTCTGGCTGGGAGACGGTTCCATCAACCGGCCGAGCGGCGGCATCGAGTACACGATGTCGCAGTCGAACGCCTACCCCGAGATCATCCGCTGGGTCGACGACCTTCTCGACCGCGTCGGCATCGACTACCGCCGCTACGACAAGTCGCACTACCCGACTCCACACGTCCGCTGGAGCCTGGCTCGTGGAACCGGCTACGGACCGCAGTCGCGGCGCGGAGTCCAGCGGTTCGAGGGCTTTCTGGACAAGTCCGGCCCGAGTGCCTTGTCGATGCTCAATGGCAAGCAGTTCGACGCCTTTCTGACCGGTCTCTGGTACGCCGACGGGAACCACGGCGCGGCGGCTGATGGACGCCCGGAGTCGGGGTTCGCCATCTACGGCGCCACCCTCTCGTTCATGGAGATGGTGCAGGCCGTCGCCACGGTGCGCGGGTGGACCTGTTCGCTCCGCAAGGAGACAGCCCCTCGCGACACCCTGCACCGGCAGGTCTACCGCCTGTCGTTCAGCCGTCGGCCGCAGCACCACACCACCTCGAAGTTCTCGATCAGCCGCGAGGAAGCGCCGTGGTCGCCGGAGAAGGTCTGGTGCGTGAAGACCGAGACCCGGAACATCATCACGCGCCGACGAGGATCCGTGACCGTCATGGGCAACACCGAGGGCTGGGACGCACCGTGGTGTTCGGCGGCGGTTATCGCCCGCCCGACGCAGTCGGCGTCGCTCTACACGCAGATGGTCGGCCGGGTGCTCCGCCCGTGGCCGGGCAAGGACGATGCGCTCGTGCTCGACGTCGTCGGCATCGCGGGCCGCCACAAGCTGCAGTCCCTCGTCGACCTCGTGAAGACCGAGGTGCAGGACGGCGAGTCCTACGCCGAGGCACGACAGCGGATCGAGGAGGAGATCCGGCAGCGGGTCGACGCCCCGGAGAAGATCAAGGGCGCGGTCGCGGCGCAGCAGGTCGAGCTGTTCGCCAACAGCCACTCCGTCTGGCTGCAGACCCGGGGCGGGACATGGTTCATCCCGGTCACCTACGGCGTCTTCTTCCTCTGGCCGGCACTGCAGGAGATGGGCGACCAGCCCGGCACCTTCCGGCTCGGGTACAAGACCTCGAAGCGTGGCGGTCAGCGGGAGAAGGGCTGGATCGAGACCGGTCTGACCCTGGAGTACGCGATGGCGTGGGGCGAGACCCTGGCCGAGCTGGACGACCCGACGATCTCGCAGAAGGACCGCGAGTGGCGCCGCCGGAAGCCCTCGGCCGCCCAGATCGACTTCGCCGTGAAGATCCACGCGGCGTCGGCCGAGGACGCGATGATCATGCGGAAGGGCGCGCTGTCCGACGCGATCTCGATTGCCCTTGCGTCCCGCATGCTCGACATCTAGTGTGAACTTCATTCACCACCGACAACCAAGGAGCACACCATGCGCGCCACCACTCTCGTCCAGGCTTCGGCCGACATCGTCACCGTCATCTCGCTGAAGACCGGTGACGTCTACAAGCGACTGGAGAAGGGGTACTCGAATGACTACTCCATCCAGCTCGGCATCGTGCAGGACGTTCTGCACAACGGCGAAGACACCGCCATCACCGCGCTGGAGTTCGCTAGCAGCTACACCGGTGTCGAGCCGAAGATCAAGGTGTTCGGCACCGACAGCGACCTCAAGCTGTTTGCCGCCACTCCCGAGGAGATCCGTTCCCACTTCGAGGAGCTGCAGGAGTCGGCCAATCGGGCGATCAAGTTGGCCGAGGACGATCTGGCCAAGAAGCGCGAGCTGGCGGCCCGCGTCGAGCTGGCCGTTTCGCATGCCACCCAGCAGGCTCTCACCACACCGGCTACGAACGCACTGGACGTCTGATGTGGTGGTTCGTGGGCATCGCCCTCATCTGGACGGCGGTTGCCATCCCCGCCGCCGTGGTGCTCGGCAAGATGATCCGTTGCGCCGACCAGCGAGAGGAGGTCGCTCGTGAGTCTCGCGCATCCGCTCGGCTGGCCGAGGGCGCTGCACCCGCGCCGGACGCCGTGCCGGATCGACGAGAGCAAGGGAAGCCGGCAGCACCCGTGCTCGACTGAGCACCGCGACGTCGTGCAGGGCTACCGAGCCTGGCGCGAGAGCGAGGAGCAGGCGGCCGAGGAGCACACCATCGGCTACGCCACCGAGACCGAAGACTACTGGCGGGACCGGCAGCGGCCGACGTTCCGCCTCTACCTGGAAGGGCTGCGAGCCACCTAGACCAGCGGCGGGGCGTTCACGGCGAGCGACGAGGGCTTTCGCACTTTCACCTCGTGACGAGCACCGAAGGTCCCTGATCCCGGGACTGCACCAGATGTGCCAGCGTCTGCCCGGGATGGCCTCCTACCGAACGGGGTCTGCGCCCCGCCGCGTACCACTTTCTGTCAGACCCACCTGGCAAGCTTCGCACCACCGACACCCGAGGAGAGCAACATGGCGGTCACCGTCCGCACCACCAAGACCGGCGTCGAGCGCGAGCTGGTCGACGAGAAGTACCCGACCGGCGCCTGGACCGACTTCGATCCCCACGGCCACCTCGTCGTCTACGACGACAAGGACAACGACATCGCAACCATCCACCGCGACCACTGGACCTCGGTCCTGGTCGAGCGACTTGAGCAGAAGATCAAGGTCGAGCAGCCGAGCGACGAGGACATCAACCGGCTGGCGCAGACCTTCTACGCGGCGTCCGGGATCACGCTGCCCAGCATGACCGACAAGCCGATGACCGTGCGTGGCTTGCGTGCGGTCTTCGAGCGGCTGGAGCAGGGGATCACGTCGTGACCACCGAGAAGATCGAGAAGGAGACCCCGTGACAACCCCGTTCGACCAGCCGTCCACGCTCACTGGCAGCCCGGACCCCGAGGGCGGTGACGGCGCCTACTCCTTTGACGGGAAGCCCGACAGATGGCGCCGGTACCGGCTGCCCGACCCGCAGACCGGCAAGGCGCAGGGCTACACCCGGGCCACCACCTTCGCCAAGTCGATCAGCGACACCTACGCGCTCTCGATGTGGGGACTGCGGATGGGCGGCTACGGCCTCACCCTGCGCGGCGACCTCTACGCCCGGCTCGCCTCCACGTCGCTGGATGACAAGGAGACGCAGAACGGGATCATGGAGGAGGCGAAGAACGCTGCCGGCGCGAAGGTCGGGGCCAATCTCGGCACCGCGCTGCACTCCTTCACCGAGGCCGTCGACAAGGGCGAGCAGCCGAACATCCCTCCGCCCTACCGCCCGCACATCGCGGCCTACACGGCGCTGCTGGAGAAGTACGGGCTTGAGATCGTCGACATCGAGAAGGTCGTCCTCTGCGCCACGTACGGCATCGCGGGCACCTTCGACCGGATCGTCCGGTTCACCCGGGACGTCACCGTCGAGCTGCCGGGCGGCAAGACCTACACCTTCACGAAGGGCACCCTCGCGGTGCTCGACCTGAAGACCGGCAAGGATCTGTCCTACGGCTGGCTGGAGATCGCCATCCAGCTCGCGATCTACGGGAACGCCGAGTGGATCTTCGACAAGGTCGCCAAGGCGTACTCGCTGATGCCCGACGTCAACCGGGACGTCGCTCTCGTGGTGCACCTCCCGGCCACGGCGCCGGGTGACGACGTGAAGGCGACGATGTACGCCGTCGACATCGCAGCCGGGTGGGACCTGGCCAAGCTCTGCGCCGATGTCCGGGAGGCGAGGAAGCGGAAGAACCTCGCGACCGCGCTGGCCGTGATCGAGGAGCCCGGCGTCGAAGGTGCTCTGCTGGAGGCGCAGGACGAGGCCAGTGGGCAGGGTGAGGTTGTGGTCGACATCGTCCGGCCGCCGACGCTGATCGAGCGAGCGCAGACGGCTCGTGCGGTCGGCGACCTGTCTCCCATCTGGATGGAGGCCGTCCGGCTCCGACAGGACAGCCGGGAGCTGGCCGACGCGATCAAGGCCCGTAAGGCGTCCCTGCTCGCGGACTCGGCGGCCGGCTGATGGCCAGAGAGACCTCGCAGCAGCGCACCGAGCGCGAGTGGCGCGAGATCCGGGCCACGGCCGAGGAGGCGGGCTACGTCAACCCGTACCCGGAGCCGGGGCAGACGATCGTCGTCACCATCGAGGACCGCTGCAGCGCGTGCCGGTGGACGCTGTTCGTCGACTTGCAGAACAACGTCTACTGCACGAACCCGAAGTGCAGCGAGCGTCAGGTCGTCCTCAACGCGACGGAGAAGGAGGAGTCGTGAGCGCGCCGTTCGAGAAGACCTCACGGGTCTTCGAGGCGAAGTTCCGGGGCCGCTGCGGGAACGACTGCGGCGACCCGATCGAGCCCGGCGACGACGTCATGTACGACGCCGACAACCTCGTCCACCTGGCGTGCGCCCCGCAGTCGCGCCGCCCCGAGCCGAAGCAGTGCCCGAAGTGCTTTCTCGTGCACGCAGGGGACTGTTTCTGACACCCAGTTGGTGTAGGGTGTTCACCGTGACCGGGTCCGATCGGCTCCGGTAAGTCACACAGGAAGCGAGACCAGAACGATGACGAGTCCCAGGGATCTGTTCGGCAGTGGCGGCAGTGGCGCCTACCCGAAGGTCGACGAGCTGGAGGGCAAGCTGGTCCTCCTGAAGCCCAGCAAGATCGAGCAGGTGCCGAAGCCGCAGCAGTTCGGCGGCAAGCCCGGCGAGCTGCAGGACCGCATGACGTCGGACTGCGTGGTCTTCGAGGACGACGGCTCCTACGAGGTCTTCGACGACATGTACTTCTCGCAGGTCGGCTTCGTCAACCCGGGCAAGCGCGCGCTGAAGCCGGGCGCCAAGCCGTTCGTCCTCGGCCGGGTCACCATGTTCCCGACCGGCGACCAGAAGAAGGCCGGCATCGACACCACCGAGAAGCTGAAGGCGGCTCGGCAGGAGTGGATGGACGCCATCTCGAAGGGCAAGAAGGTGCAGGAGCCTCGGTACGCCTGGGGCCTCGGTGACTTCTCCGACGAGGACGTGGCCGTCGCCATGCAGTACGTGAACGCCACCTCCCCGCTGGGCTCTGGCGCGGAGTAGCAGGCTCCCGGCGGCCGGTCTCCCCCGTACCGGCCGCCGGGCTCTCGGTCCCGACCTCTGTGAAGAGTTCACCTGGCGCGGCTCTGTACCAGGCGGCCCGAAAGGGCGCTCAGTCTGCACCCGTTGAGGCGGTTCAAATCCCCTCGGGACCACGCACCACCAACCACCCACACAGGAAGGCACCACCGTCATGGCGCGAGCCACCAGCGAGACCGCCACGAAGCGCCCCCGCAAGTCCGCCGCCGAGAAGGCGCAGGCCGACTACGACGCCGCCGTCAAGACCCGCGACCTCGCGCAGAAGAAGCTCGCCAAGCTGCAGGAGGGCGTCGCCCCGGCGCAGGAGGCGTTCGACGCGGCCGAGCGCCGGGTGGCCTACCTCGGCCAGAACCCCGACCTGCCGGCGCAGAACACCGGCGCCGTCGAGGGGACCAACGCGGCCGAGTAGCCGCGCTGCACCACCCACAGCACAGAGCCCCGCCGGTGACCGCGATCACCCGGCGGGGCTCTGTCTGTGTCGACTTGCGTCAGTGACAGAAGTCAGGCCGCGTGGTCGGCCACACCCGGCTGCTGAGGACCGGCCCCCCGCACCGCCTGGACGACGCGCGGGCCAGGGGCAGCGGCCACGCCGAGCGCACCCAGGACGGCCAGACCGAGCTGCAGCCACTCCGAGGACGAGACACCGTCGGTGATCGCCGACTGGAGGAAGACCGCACCGGCCGTGGCCGCCGCGACGATGGTCTTCGTGTAGGCCCACACGCCGGTGGGCAGGTTGCCGGCGCCGAGGACGGCGACCGCGCCGAGCGAGACGATGACGACGTTGATCCACTCGGATCCGTCGAGAACGTCGTCGGCCATGCCCGCGACGATCGCCGTGATGGCCGCGAACACGACCTCGGCGATGAACTTGCCGTACTTCGATACCACGAGGACTCCTCCAGTCAGGTGCAGAGGAGCCGAGTGTCGCACAGCAGGTCGGTGAGCGGATCGAGGTCGACGAGCGGGGGTGGCTGCTCGGGCTCGACGGGTGCGGGCGCCGGAGCCGCACTAGGCTGAGACGGCGGCGGGGTCGGCTCCCTGCTGGGCGCGGAGGGCGACGTGGCCGGTCGCCGGGGAACCGTGCTCGTTCGAGGGTCCGACCCCGCCTCCTGCTCCGGCTCGCGCTGCGACGGCACCGCCGGCCGCGTGCGACTGCCGACCTCGGCCTGCTCCCCCGGCGTCAGCTCCTCCAGCGGGATGCCGGGACCGCACCCGTACTTCGCTCGGGGCCGGTCGAGCAGACCACCTTCGGGGAGCTGGTCGAGCAGGTCACAGATGCCGATCCGCAGACGTTCCTGCGCCTCGGCCTCCATCCGATCAGCCTCACGGTCGCGGAACTCGCCCCGGCCCTCGATGTACTGCTGCTGCTGGATGTCCTGGTACAGCGAGGCAGCCAGGCCGACGAGGTTCATCGCTGACAGCGCGAGCAGGCCGATGATGGCGCGGCGCAGCCACGACGGCGGCCGGTGATGGTGGAACGGCATGCCCGGGACGAGATCGACGTCTTCCTCTTCTGGTCGAGGCGACATGTCGGACCAGAAGGTTCGACGCTGAGCGTGCGGACGGTCAGGCATCGCTCAGCCCCAGGCGCTTCTTGATCCGAGTGATTTCCCGATCATGTTCCCTCAGTGTGTCACCGTGCTCGTCGAGCAGGTCAGCGTGCCCCTTCAGGGCCAGGTCTCGGACGTGGTCTTCCTGGTCCTTGTGGTTCAGGCGCGTGTTGTGCTCGGCAGTCCGCTCGTAGAGCGTGACGTCCTTGTGCTCACCCGACGGGGGGCTCGGAAAGGGCAGCGGCGCCGGTGGCGATGCCGTGGTGCGCGCGTTCTTGCCCTTGATGATTTCGACGATGACAGAACCGAGGGGCACCATCATCGCGATGATGATGCCCCCGATGAGGACGAGTACAGAGCCGTTATCCTGTGTAGGCGCCGCAGCCGCGAGTATCCCCCCGAGCCACACTACTCACCGCTTTCCCAGGCTCCGCATGGCGAGCAGCCACGGCCCGTACAAGAAGGGCCAGATGATCAGCCCGATGGCATTGCCCTCGCCCCTGAAGACCGCCAGTAGAAAGGTCGTGAACCACGCCCCGGCCACCCAGAGTACGACGGTCCGGATCGCGATGGACGACAGCCTGTGAATCCTGCTGAACAGGCAGTACACGAGCACGCCGACACCGATGAAGATGACCGCCCACACCTCGCGCGGCAGCAGTTCAAGGACCGGCTGAGTGCCCTTGCTGACGATGACCGCTTCGGGTGCGAAGCCCAGGATGAGGCCGGCGAGGATGTGGAACGCGGCGCAAGACAGCACCAGTCCCGGCACCCACGCACGGAACTTCCGGGTGACCGTGGCCAAGGTGCGGCGCTCCTTCGAGCCGATGACGTGGGGGTGTGCGATCAGCATGCTGTCCTCACGGGGTGCAGGAACGCCAGGCACCGCACCGGGTGCAGACCTGCCAGTACCCGAGCTTGCCCTTCAACGACCGCCAGGTGCACGCATCCCAGTACCCGGTGTGCGTGCACGTCGCCATCGTCGTGGCATCGGACTCGGCCGGCTGCTCGGCCTTCGGTGCGACTGCCTGGGACATCAGGCGCCGGTGAAGGTGACGTCGATCGGGCCGGTGCCCTGGTTCTCGACCTCAGCGAAGAGACAGCCGGGCTGCAGCTCGACCTGGACGTTCTGCCCGTGGCCGAGGAACTTTGTCCACTCGTCCGGACCCTCCCACATCTTGTAGAAGAGACCGACGGCCTTGTCCGGGCTGAAGACCTGCTTGCCGTACACCGGCTGACCCTCGACGGAGCCGGTGACGATGTTCAGCCGGAACTTCGACGGGCCGGGCCACGTCGGGAACCGACGGGACTCACCGGGCTCGATGCGAACGGGCATGGTGTCCTCCTGGGTGGCGACGGTCGGTGAAGGCTCGACCGGGCTGGCGCTGAGTGTAGCGGCGTCCCGACGGAACGCCACCATGTCGATCGTCTTGCCCGGCGCGTAACCGGGATCCCACTTCCCTGTCGCCGAGGTCTCGGCGTGCGCCTTGATGTACTCGACGCCCCGACCGAGAACGTTGACGACGCCCCGGCCGTGGATGAGGGCCGCGCGGTACTGACCCGGCGTCATCGGCCGGTCCCCGGCGTAGTCGATCTCGTTGCCTCGGCTGCGCGGGTTGTAGAGGGTCGTGACGGGCATCGGCGACGTGCTCTTGCCGCCGGAAGCGCCGGCGTGGTTGGCCGGGTGCGCGGCGATGACGTGGATGTGCGGTCGGTCGCCAGGACCGACCGGGGTCGCCTCGTTGCACAGCGGACCGGGGAGGCCGGTGCGTCCAGAGATCAGCATCGACCGGGTGGGGAACGGCCGGGTCAGCGAGGACGGGGTGGCGGTGTGATGCTGGTTCGTGCCTTCGTAGTTGGCCCGCGTGCCGTTGCCGCGCGTCTCCCAGCCCGCCTCGAAGGTGACCAGCGCGCCCAGGCGCCGCCACTCGGCAGCGCACTCCAGGGTGAACTGAACAGCGTCAGTGCGACCCACGGTTCACCTCCAGCTCGTCTCGCAGGGTCGCGGCGATCTGCTCCTCGAACAGAGCAGGGTCGACGCCAGCCCACGGGTCGTAGTCCGGCTTCAGGTACGGAGCGTCCGGCTCAGCGTCGAGCGTGCCGATGATCCGCACCAGGGACGGATCGTCCGGATGGTCGACGATCTCGATCTCGACGTCCTCGGCATTCGTCTCCGGGTCGTCGTCGGCGTCAGCGACAGCGGACAGGTGCGCGATGACGTGCGCGGTCTCGTGGTCGACCGCCTCGTCCCCCAGTTCGCGCGGTACGTCCCTCACGTACTCCATGTCGATCTCCGATCAGAAGGTGGGGCCGATGTCCTCGACGTAGAACTCCCGGGTCGTGGTCGTGCTGGAGTTACCCGAGCCGACGAAGTAGACCGGGGAGGCGCCCTTGCCCTGCAGCGAGTAGGTCACGGTGCCCGCACCAGGAGCGTCGGTGGCGGCGTGCGTCAGGGTGTTCGCGTCCAGCGGTCCCGCGCCGGCCCGCCAGTCCTCCTCGCCGAAGAAGGTGGTGCTGGCGCCGATGGTGCGGGCGAACCGCAGGGTGAACGAGAACTCGTTGGGGTGGTAGAGCCGACCACGGACGAAGGCACGGATCCGGCGACCGGCCGGGATGGCCAGGCCGGAGACGGTGGCGATCGTCGTGTAGGAGCCACCGCTGAAGTCGGCGGTGCTCGGCAGAATGGGGTTGTGCAGGATGCCGCGCGGAGCGGCCTGCATCACCCAGCCCGGAGATCCGCCGACCATCTCGCGCCGGTAGTCCACGTTGCCGTACCGGAGCACGGTGCCCAGCGGGGAGCTGGTCGGCATCGGCGACGAGGAGGACAGCTCCATCGCCGGAGCGAGACGGGGGAACATCCGCTGGACCGTGGCCTGGGAGAGGTTCTGGTCGACGGCGCGGGTGATCGCCCACAGCGGCAGCTCCTCGACCCCGGGCGGCGAAGCGTCGTAGGCCGGGATGCTGGAGGAGGATCCGGCGATCCGGACGACCCTGACCGGGCCGGGAGCGCCGGTGTAGGTCGGGTCGTACCGGAGAGCGATGATGTCGGTGCGCGAGGAGCCCGAGGCGGCGGGGATGGTGATCGACTCGGTCGAGTTCTGAGCGATCTTGTGGAAGAAGCCGGCGACGGTGGCCAGGGACGCCTGCGTGGTGGATCCGATCGTGACGATGTCGGAATCGGAAGGCAGGGTCAGCGCGTAGGCGCTGCCGTCGTAGTCGGCCAGGACGCCGGCCTCGTCACCGAAGCGGTCGCGCCACATGACGTCGGTGAACTGCCGCTCATCGGTGGTCCCCTGAGCGATAGGTCCCGACGACTGCGCCACTACAGGCTCCTCTGGATCACGTTGATGGCTCGCAGAGCCCGGATCGACTTCTTCTGCTCGGCCGTGAGCGCCGCGTCCGGAGTGCCGACGATGACCGACACCTGCTCGATCGGCTGACCCTCTTCGACCGTCACGGTGGTCGTGGCCTCCCGGATCTTGTCCTCGGCGGGCTCCAGCCCAGGCAGATCGTAGCCGACGATGTCACCGATGCGGACATCTCGACGGTACTCCAGGTCCGGTCCGAGCACGGGCTGGAAGGCGACCTTGACCGCCCCGGCCCCTTCTTCGATGGCTTCCTCACCGGCGCGGGTCAGCTCGGCCAGCTTGTTGGCGCTCGCCGGATCGACGTGCCGCTGGTCGATCAGTGTCTCGGCAACCACCTTCCAGTCGGTCTCGGCGGTAGCGTCGATGAGCTGCAGGAAGTCGCGGGCGGCCAGCTCGCCGCCACCAGCGACGATCGCACGCGTCGTGGTCGGCGCCCCGATCTCGTACTCGTACTCGTCGATGATCCCGGCTGCCGTGCTCTGCGCGGTGCCGAACCGGATGTCGTCGGAGAGGTCGGTCACCTGGGTGATGACGAGGTCGCGCCAGCTCCCGCTGACGTCTTCGGTGTGCACGACCTGGATGCGGAGGTTGCCGGCCTCGGCCAGGCTGGTGAGCAACACTCCGAGGTGGTCGAGTCGACCGGACACCTGGGTGGTGCCTCCCCGGCCGAGGCTGACCGGCACACGCAGGCGGGCCACACGTCGACTAGCCTGCGCCAGGTCTCCGGCGTGCGATCGGATGTAGCCGAGGATGAGGTCCTCGACGGTCCCGGTCCGCAGGTCATAGGCGTCCGGGAAGTTGGTCACCGAGGTCGTCAACGCCTGCGACGGCGTCGGGAGGACGATCCGCTTGCCGATCGGGTCGAGGTCCTCGACGAAGGACACCGTCATGGTCTCGCGGATGGTGCCGTCGACCAGGCTGGCGCCGCGACGGATGTTCGAGATGTTGCCGGAGCTGATCTGCTCACCGTTGCGGTCGAGGATGACGCCACCACCGGGGGCGAAGACCTCCATCGTCTTCACCGGCCCGGTGATCATCCACGTGTTCGGCGTGTTGTGCCGTTCGACCAGCACCAGCTTCGTCCACTTCGAGAGCGGATCGTAGAGACGGGAGAGGTCCGACTGACGCGGTGAGAGCACCCAGTCGGCGGCCTGCCGCCTCACCAGAGCGACCGATACAGGTCGCGCCAGGACAGGATGATCCGGGTGTCGTCGTTACCGCCGGGAGCGGCCACGTCCAACACGTTGAGGCCGGGGTAGAACGGGCGCAGCGAGGAGCCCCGCGCCACCCGGCCGGCGGCGAGCGCACCATCCAGCCGGATCGATCGCGCACGAGGGTCGGTGACCAGCTTCAGGCTGGACCCAGCGGCCACGCCCAGCGGCACCTCTACCGACCAGACCTGGCCTTCGATCACCATCTCGGCGCCACCGGGAAGGGTCACGATCGGTGACAGCGTGCCGGTGAAGGAGGACATCGTCCCGATCAGTTCCAGGGTGGGGTAGACCGGCACCTCGGACTCGATCTCGATCTCCATGCCGTTGCCGATGACCGAAGTGGTCGAAAGCATGGCCGGAAAGGGGGAATCGGTGCCTCCGACGGCGCCGAGGAACGGGACAGTGTTGGAGATGACCCGGAACTCCAGGCGACGGTCTTCGCGGGCGCGAGCGAAGGGCTCGTGCGCCACGGCCTTCAGGCCGACCTTGCACCAGGAGAGACCCTCGCTGTCCCCGCCGTCCGCTCCTTCGAGTCCGCCGTCGTAGGTGACGATCAGCTCGCGGGCACCCCGCGAGGTCTCTCCCACGATCTTGAAGGAGTTGACCGTGGGGTCGATGAGGGAGTAGAGCTGGTCGAGCATCTCCAGGTGGGACTGCTGACTGGTGGCCGACCGGCAGTAGATGGGGATGAAGACCGGCCGCTCCTCGACGCGGACGTCTTCGAGGTTGGACCCGGCGACTCCCGGGATCGGGTTGGCGATCAGCCGGTACGGCGGCATCTTCAGCCCCGTCGCACCGGGCATCCGGATCCAGCCCATCGTGTTGTCCAGCGGGATCCTGACCGAGCCATCCATCGACTCCAGGACGATCGTCGGGATCTGCTCCCGTTCCACCGGCGGTGCGGTCACGGCCACACCGGTGCCAGCGCCTCGGCCTGCTGCTGCTCAGCACGCATCGCCCGGATGATCGCCTTCGGGTTGTCGGAGGTGAAGATCCGGACGTCGCGGGTCGACGGCTGCGGCTGAGCAGGGAGACGGGGAGCGCCCATCGTCACCATCTGTCGCACTCCCGTGTCCGCTCGGGGCGTCCTGAACGCTCCGGAGTTGAGCATCTCACGGAAGGCGTAGACGGCGGCCTGTCCACCCATCAGGTCGACGTCGCGCGCGTCGAAGACGTGCTCGCCAGGCGAGACCCGGATGATGTTCAGGTCATCCGTCGGACCGCCAATGCCGTACGTCGCACCGCCGCCGTCGTACCGGGGAGCGCGAGCCAGAACGTCCTCGACGGCACCGCCGGTCGCGGCGAAGGCGCCGGTGACCGGGCGGTTGACCTCTCGATAGTTGACGCTGACAGTAACGCTCTTGCTCTGGATCGCGCCCAGCCCGCGCTGGACCGCACCGATGACCGCCGAAGCCGCATCGATGGCGCTGACCGTCGGACGGGGGTTCTGCCGGCCGACGTTACCCAGGTTGCCGAGGATCGTGCCGATGATCCCGGACGCCTGGTCGATGCCGGTGACCGTGGGGCGCGGATTCTGGCGACCGAGGTTGAACAGGGAGCCGAGGACCGATCCCGCGATCGTTTGGTACGGCGAGTCGATGAGCGACACCGTCGGCTTGGCCACGGTAATGCCGAGCCCCGCGAGGCTGCTGGCCAGGTCGCCGAGAGCGTCCATCGCCTGCTGGGTCTTCGGCTCCACCCGCACGGTGCCGTCCGGCAGCGTGGTGACGGTGAAGCCGAGTTCCTGCAGCTTCGCGAGCACCTCGGGGGTGGTCGGCGAGGTGATGATGACGGCCTTGGAGTCCGGGATGGCGCTGACCGATGCCCCGACCTCCCCGAGCGCGGCTGTGAGCTGAGCCTGCGCGAGCGCCGCCCCGTCGGCACCGGAGACGATGCTGAGGAGCTGCTGGCGGTACTGCTCCAGTGACGGCGGCAGCACGACCCCGGAGGCCATGAGCGCGTTCAGTTCCTTCAGCTCGGCCGCCGCACCGATGATCGACCGCTGCGTGTCGTCCATCGACGCCGGCAGGTTCGACATCGCCAGCTCGCCCGCCCTGGTGACCTGATCGGCGTACGCCTGGTTGAGGTCGAGAAGGGCCTGCTCCACCTCCCCGGCAGTGGCCTCGGTGTCGTTGAGCGCCGCCTGGTAGTCGGCCTGCGCCTGCGCGGTGTCCAGGACCGCCTGCTGGTAGCCGAAGGCTGCGTCGACCCGAGCACGGGCAGCGTTGGCCTGCTCCGCCATCGCCTCGGTGACGCCCTTGGTCGCGCGGGCAAGGTCGTCTTCGGCGCGCGCCTGGTTGTCGGCGGCACGGGCGACCCGCGCCTTGGCCTCGGCCAGCTCAGCGGCGGTGGCGTTCTCGTCGCCCATCACCTCCTGCAGGTTGCGGGTGGCGATGTCGAGCTGACGCTGTGCGGACTCCAGCGGGGTGAGGCTGGCCAGGTAGTCCCGCTGGGCGCGCTCGGCGTTGTCGACGTCGTCGGCGTAGATGCCGACCGCCGAGCTGGCACCGCTGGCCGCGATGGCGAAGCCGGACAGACCGGACTGCGCCTCGTTGAGGACGGCGGCCTGCTCGCGCATCTCGTCGCGGGCACGGCGAGCAGCGGCACCGCCCTCGTTGAGTGCGGTCGTCCACTCGTTCGTGCGCTGCGTGGAGTCGGCCGCCGCAGCCGCGTACAGCGCCATCGCGATACCGACCGCCGGAGCCGCTCGGCCGACGGTGGCGAGCGCGGTGCCGGAACGGGACATGGCGTTGGCGAACACGCCACCGTTCTCGGCGGCGGTGAGGAGGCTCTGGCTCCAGCCCGTGATGAGGCGACCGGTGCCCTGAACGGCGCGGAAGGCGAGGAACCCGGCGCCGATCATCGGCAGGGTGCCGCCGACCGCGTCGAGGACGGTCAGCAGCCCACGGAGCGAGCCGGTGAGGACCGGCAGGGTGACCGAGGCCAGCTCGGCACCTTCACCGAGCAGCTCGCCGAGGGCGGGCAGCAGAGCCTCGAAACTGCTGCCCAGCTCGCGCATCGTCTGACCGGCAGCCGGTGCGTGCGCGGAGATCCGGTCGAAGAAGGCGGAGATGCCGGTGCCGGTGCGCTCCATGAAGTCGCCGAAGCCCTGCATGAACGGCATGCCGTTCTGCACAGCCCGGAAGATCCCGGGCAGGGCGTTCTCGGCCATCCGGGTCAGCGATGCGGTGAAGGTGTCGATCTGCGGGGCGAGTTCGGTGAAGGTGTCCCGCATCTGCGGCCGGAGCCGCTGGAACGACTGACCGATCGACGTCGCCATCCGGTCGAACGTCGGGACGAGGATGCCCGCGTCGGAGACGGCACCGGACTTGATCTCGTTCCAGAGCCCGACCCAGGAGGCGCGGAGCTGGTCGTTCTGGAACGCGGCGACGGCACCGATGCCGCCGAACAGCACCGTGGCGCCCGCCAGCGCGGCCGGGGCGCCGAGCGCGAGGACACCGGCGATGGTGGCGGCGATCAGGCCGGCGTTCTGGTGGATCTCCTGCTGCACGGCTCGCGTGATCAGGCCACCGGTGCGACGGCCCTCCATGATCGCGTTGCGCTCGTCGACCTCGATCTTCAGCCGGAGGGCTTCCTGGTCGGCGGTGACCTTCTCGATGACCTCCATCGTGGCGCGCGCGGAGCGGACGGCGAAGTCGCGCTCCTCGTCCATGATGCGCTGACGCTCACGGGCCGCCCCTTCGGCGGCCTCGGTGATCGCCTTCATGGTGGCCGTCTGCTGACGCACCGCCTCGCGGTCCATCTGGGCGTTGATCCGCAGTGCCTCGGCGTGCGCCTGGTTGATGGCAGCGAGGGACGCCTTCTCGGTCTGCTCGCGATTGCGAGCAGCCTCCTTGTCCATCTGCGCCTGCATCCGCAGGGCTTCGCCGTGGGCGAAGTTCAGGACCCGCTCGCGCTCGCGGGCCGCGCGCTCGGCCATGCGGGTGGCGGCGGCGTCGTTCTTGGCCGCACCGCGCGACATCGCCTCGCTGATGCGTGAGCCGGCACGCTCGGCCTGCTGCTCGACGCGGCTGCTGTCGGTCTCCTGGATGTCCAGGTGGACCGGGATCTTGTAGGTGTCCGGCTTGCTGTTGAAGAACCGGGTGATCGCGAGCTGGGCGTTCTTGAAGTCTGGAACTATATCCACCGACGCGGAGCCTACGGTGTACGCCAACGCACAGCTCCTTCGATCGACTTTCTCTTCTCTGCGAGTATCGCAGCCTTACTCGATTTTGTGGCTCTCGACGTAGGCTGCCGCAGACCGGAGGATCCCCGGATCGTCGCGGAAGTGCCCGATTGCAGTGTTACAGGACTGGCACAGAAGACCACGGATGACCTGTGAGTTGTGGCAGTGATCGACATGAAGCCGACCTACCTCTTCCTCTGGACGGCGGCAGATCGCACACCGACCCTGCTGGTCCGCATGGAGCGTATCCCAGTCTTCGGCAGTCAGGCCGTACTTCGCTAGCAAGTGCCTGCGTCTGACTCCTTCAGACCTGCTTGCCGTGTACTTGTGCCGGACCCTGTTCCACTCCTCGGTGCACAGCGGACATCTACTCGAAACGGCTCCGCGCGCCGGCCCCTGGAACTCTGCGAAGCACTCCACGCACACGCCTATGCGACCAGAGGTTCCCGCCTTCTTGGCAGCTCGGCGAAGACGGCCTCGCTCCCGATTGGCCTTCAGTCTGCGCGCCTTGGTGCACTCCTGACACCGAATGGGCGGCAGACCTCGCCCCGTCCACAAGAACACCGCGACGCAATCACCGCAGGTCACCGTACGAACGATCGGCTCCCGGGGAGGTCGAACGGCACCTCGTGCCTGGTGGTACTGCCGTCGGTACTCCTTCAGACAAGCAGGACATCTGCTCGGGATAGCCCCGCGTGCACCGCCGACCGTCTGAACCCCGCAGTCCTGGCAGATTCCCGTGCGAGTGGTCACTGCAACAGACTAACCGAGTTTATGCTGGGACGCCGACGACCTGGCGCCTCATCCCGGTGGTGAAGTTCTTGATGACCCGGCGGTCGTCGGGGTCGAGGTCGGGGTCCTGCACGCCGCCGACGTCGAGGGCGACGAAGTCGATGAGCAGCCCGTGGCTCTCGGTGTCCGGTCGGTTGATCGCGCGGCCCCGCATGCTGAGCAGCAGGCTCTCGCCCTGCCCGGCCAGCGCCCACGCGGCGCCCCGGTCGGCACCGTAGAAGATGACCCGCATCAGCGCGTAGTCGGTGACGTCCCACTCGTCGGGGCCGCCGCCGATGCGCTGGATGTGGATGATCGGCGCCTTCCACTTCGCGGGGAGGTGGGTCACCGTGGGCGCGAGCGGGCGGAGCAGATGCATGTAGGCGAGTTCCTGGTCCGGGTACGCGAGGGGGAGAGTCACCGGCGTCGCCTCCGCTTTCCGAGCGCACCCGAGAGGAACCCGGTCCGCTTCTCCTGATCCATCGCGTACCGCGAGTGGAAGACCACCCGGATGGTCATGCGGGGCTCACCGCGCATGACGGGCTGGATACCCGCGTCCTCGACGCGGCCGGAGTTCCGGTTGAACCCGGTCTTGACCGTGGCCCGGCTCTGCGCGATGGCCAGGGTCTTGTGCCCGGCGGAGAGCATCACCCGGTGGATCCCCGGGTGCTTCTTCATCATGGCGCCGATCCCGCTTCTATCCATGACGTATCTCACTCGACACGCTCCAGCGCGATCTCCGAGCCGGCAGCCCACCCGGTCATCGGGTTGCGCCAGTCGCCACGGTCACCGACGACGCGGTAGGTGCGCTCCTCGCGGGCATCGGGCAGCTCGGTGCGGTTGGGGAGGACCACCCGGTCGTCGGCGCGCACGTCGGCGCCGTAAGCCCCGTACAGCGTCAGTCCCACGATGGTGGTGCTCCGGTCGTCGTTGTTCTCGTTGGAGTAGCGGGGCGCCCACCAGACACCTTCGAGGGTGCCGACGACGGCGTACTGCCGGTCACCGTGCTCGTCCTCCGGCCCGCGCTCGATCTCGACGGTGTCGCCGAAGGCGAAGGGAGCGACCGGGTGGCTCACGGGATGTACCAGTCCGGGCGGCCGACGTTGATCGTGCCGATCGGCCCGATCGAGGAAGCGACGGCGGTGCCGCGCAGGAGGTCGAGGTCGTCGTCGGGGAAGGTGCCCGAGGTGTCGGTGGTGAAGCGGAGGGTGGTGGCGAAGGGTCCGGCCTGCTGGGTCTGCGACTGGACCTGCTGTCCGCCGGTGGGCGCGAGCTTGCGGATGGTGGCCTGCACGACGACGTCCTGGGCGAGGATCGCGAGGTCCCCGCCGATGTCGGTGCCGATCCGGTCTTCGAGGTCAGGCAAGAGCAGCCGGAGCCGGGCCGAGACCACGGCCAGCGCGGTCTCGATCCGGGTCTCCGAAGGCAGAGGAGGGGACTGCCCCTCGTAGGCGCTCGTCACATCTGGAACGGCGGCGAACGCCATGAGAGGCAGTCCCCTTCTTCTGTCAGTCGACCGGGTGTCCGGCCTTCTTCACGGCGGCGATGATGTCGTCCCGGCCGGCGCTCTCGTCGACAGCGACGCCCTTGGCGGCAGCGTAGACCGCCCAGGCATCCTTGCCGGATCCCGGACCGCCCTGCGGCGGAGGCTGGACATCGGCCGACGTGGTGTCACCGACCTCGTCCTGCTGCTCCTCCGCCTCGGTCAGGTCGCCGTCCTCACGAGCCTGGCGAGGCGTGCCCTCGTCCACCTCGTCGCCGCCATCCTCGGGCTCGGTCTCGTCGTCCTCCAGGGACTCGTCGACCTCCTCCTCGGCGCCGGTCAGGTCGCCGTCCTCACGAGCCTGACGAGGGGAACCCTCGCTCAGCTCGTCGCCGTCGTCGACCGGCTCGGACTCGCCGAGCACCTCGGCAGCGATGGCCGCCTGAACGGCCTCGTTGTCCTCGGCGACCCACGTGCCCTTGGCGATCGGGGAGTCCCACGGCTTCTGGTTGACCTCGTCCACCGGCGCCTGCGTGTCCTCGCGGACCTCGTAGACCGGCTGGTACTGGGCCGCTTCGAAGCCGCCGGGAATCTCGTCGTCAGGTCCGAACACCTGGGACTCGACGATCACCCCACGCTCGTCCTTGCGGTGGAGGATTCGGCTCCACCCCTCGGTGCCACTCATCAGGGAGCGACGTCGAGGATGGACAGGCCCAGCGCGTCGGCGATGATCGGCAGCGCCACCGCGTCGGTGATGACCTGCTGCCGGAACGGCACCGACGGCCCCTTGTCGATGATCCCGACGATGCCGGGCGCCTGCTCGAAGGAGAAGTCGACCTTGGCCGAGTTCACCAGCTCCAGCGCGGTCGCCGAGACCCCCCACGCCGTGTAGCCGAAGTTGTCCAGGTCGGCCGGCAGGAACATGACCTTGTCGTTCGGGATGGTGCGGACGGTGGAGCCGTCCACGTCGAACGAGCTGTCGTAGGCGTTGAGCAGGGTGATGTCGAACTCGTCGGCCAGCAGGCCGCGCAGCTCGCTGAGTCTGACCTGCGTGCGGCCACCGGTGGACCCGAAGACCGCGTCGATGACCTGCTTGTTCCGGCGGAGGTTCCGGATCTGCAGGTTCGAGGTCAGCATGTAGCCGGGCCGCGAGTTCCCGTTGGTGTCGACACGGGTGTCGATCACCGCCTGGATGTCCGAGAGCACCGGCGCCGTGGCGAGGGTGGCCCACGCCGTGCCGACGGTGGTCTTCTGGTTGGCCGGGACGCCGAAGTCGGCGACACCGGCGGAACCGGTCAGACCGCCCTCGGAGATGGTCAGGATGCCGTCGGTGAGGGCGTCACCCCAGGCCATCTCGACGCGGTTCTGGATCTCGCGGGTGAGCTGCTCGGCGTCGTTGTAGACGGCGCGCGCCAGCCGAGCCTGGTTGCCGCCCTGGAGCTGGGCGAACTGGAGCTGCAGCCGCTCGTACTCGCCCATGTTCAGCGAGGTGGAGAGGGGGAGCAGCGGGACGCGCTTCTCGGAGCCCGTGTCACGGGCCGAGACGTGCACCCGACCGTCGAAGGACCGGTACCGCGCGGTGCGGTTGGTCCGGACGATCTCCGCGAAGTCGACGGTGTTGGTCTCGACTTCCTGGCGGCCGAAGAGGTTGGTGAGCCCGAGGTTCGAGTCGAACGGGACCTCGCGCACGAAGGCGGTGAGGGCGTCGTTCTCGACCGGGCCATCGAAGAACAGCATGAGTCAGAGTCTCCTTGATCCGGTCAGGGGGTGACGTCGGCGAAGTCGATGCCGGGCATCGCCGTACGCGCGGTGGCGACGACGGGCCGGCCACCGGCGGGCAGCTTGGCGTAGGCGACGAAGCCGTGCTTCAGCACGCCCGTCGCGGCGTCCGACGTCAGGTCGGCGGTGTTCACCGAGACGTCGCCGAGGGTCAGACCGTGCTCCAGGCCGTTGGTGCCGTCGTACGGACCCCAGAGACCGGACGCGACGCGGCTGACGACGGTGCCCGACGGGATGTACCCGTTCGGGTAGTGCGTGCCGCCCGTGAAGAGGGAGACGTCGAGGGTGGCGGACGGGTTGGTCCCACCCTCGGTGCCGTGCAGACCGAGCAGCCAGTCGCGCTTGGGCGCCTGGTACGAGGTCGTGGTGACACCGATGCGAGTGCTCACGAGATGGTCGTCCTCTCAGACGAAGGGAGGGTTACTTGGGGATGAGGCTGGACGTGGACCGGTCGGCGGGCTTGAACCCCCGGCGCTCGGCCTCTTCCTTGCCCTTCGCCGCCGGATCGGCTGGCGTCTGCTCGTGGCGCCCCTGTCCGGGAAGACCACCGCCGCCTCCGCCCTTACCGAGCGGTGCGACTCTGTCGAGGTAGCCGATCACCTCTGCGGTGTCCGGCTTCTTCTCGGCGTTCAAGAAGCTCTCGGGGTTGACGTACTTGACCAGTGCGTCGATCTCGTCGGCGTTCTTGCCGCGAGAGTAGAGGGTCGTGCGCAAAAGCGCCATGACGGAGTCCTTGGCGACGTCCGCACGCACCTGCGCCTCGATCTGCTCGCGGTTCGGCTGCTCGCCGCCCTGCTGCTGCTGATCGTTCTTCGGCGGGTCGTTCTTCGGCTTCAGCGAACGCTCCAGCTCGTCGGCACGCTTCTGCTGCACCTTGGACTGGTTCCGCCAGTAGTTCGCCTTCTGGTCGGCGTTCATCTCGGCGACCGCCGTGTCCTTCGGGAAGCCCAGGCCGACACCGTCGGAGTCAACGGCCTCGACCGGAACCGGCGGGTCGCTCTTCGGCGGGTCGTTCTTCGGCGGGTCGTTGGCCGGAGGCGGGTTCGGCGGCTCGGACCCACCGGCGATGGGGAAGATCGGCGTGCCGTTCTTCCGGAAGCCGAGGACGGTGCCGGGCTGGTGACGGAACGGCTTGGTGCGTGCGAGGCTCACGAGTGGGTCTCCCGGATCGGGTCGTCGTCCACCGATCGGTGAACGGCTTACATCATGCCCGAGAAGACCTGGCGATGCGTCTAAGCGGCCCCTCTGGGGCAACTCGCCCGGGTGGTTCCGGTGACCGGAACCGAGTCGGTCACGTACCTTCGGCGGCATGGCACGGGGGCTCGCACGTCCGCCGATCTGGGCGGTCATCGTGATGGTGGTCGGGGCGGTGCTGCTGGCTGTCGGGCTTCCGTACTCGATGCAGCAGGAGCCCACCGATCCGGTGCCGGCGTCGGAGCTCGCGCGCATGGAGGCACTCGATGCCGCCGCGGACGCCGAGGATGCTGCAGCGGCGGCCAGGCGCAAGGAGATCGCCGGCACCCGCGTCGCGTTCCTGGGTGACTCGTTCTCCGCAGGCGTGGGGGCGAACCCGGGCGAGGGGTACGTCGACCTGATCGCCGCCGCCACCAGATGGACGCCCGACGTCTTCGCGCAGGGCGGCACCGGCTACACGAACCCCGGGCAGGCGGAGCAGTCGGAGGCGATCTACGCCGACCGCGTCCCCGACGTCGTCGCCGCCACACCGGGGCTGGTGATCGTCCAGGGCAGCACGAACGACCACGACGCTGAGGAAGCCGAAGAGGCTGCAGCCGAGACACTCGGTGCGCTGCGGCAGGCCCTGCCCGACGCCCGGATCATCGTCCTGGGTCCGACAGACACCCCGGTCGGCGCGACGACGCCGGACGTCCGCGATGCGATCGCGAGAGCCGCCGCGACCTACGACCTGCCCTTCGTCGACGCGTGGGACTGGCTGGCCCCCGACGACGCCAGGCTGTGGATCGAGGACGGCGCGCACCCCTCGCCGACCGGCCACGAGGTGCTCGCAGACCGGCTGGTGCACGCCCTGCTCGAGCAGGGCGTGCTGGTCGCCTGACTCAGATGGTCGGCACGTTGGCGTCGAGGAACGGGGCGACGACCGCCCAGATGGCCGCGTGGCCGGCGTCGTTCGGGTGGACCCGGGAGCCGGCCGAGTCGCTGCTGGCGTAGTTGCTCGACACGGTGCGGTCGAAGGCGGCGCCGAGATTGCAGTAGCTCACCTTGGCGTCCGCCGCGGCCGTGACCGCCGCCGTGGCCTGGGCGCGGAGGGCGGCTGCGGCGGTCTCGGTCGTGTTGTTCTCGGCCGGGGTCGGGCCGAACACGATCAGCTCAGCCTTGGGGTGGATCGCCTTCTTCCAGGCGATCACGGCGTCGACGTTCGCGCGGTAGGTGCTCGCCGAGACGGCCTGGGAGGCGTCGTTGATGCCGGGGCTGTAGCAGATGAGGTCGGCCGGGATGCCGTCGTAGACGCCGAGGGCGCGGCGGGACTCGAGCACCACGCTGGTCTGCCCGGACAGGCTCATGTTGACCATGCGGACCCGGATGCCCTTGTCCCGGTAGTACTTCCGCACCCGCCAGTCGTACTGGTTGGACTTCACCGTGGGGCCGGTGCCGCCCGCGGTGATGGAGTCACCGATCCACAGCATCGTCTTCGGGGCGGCGTAGTCCAGGTCGTCGGTGAGGGACCAGCCCTGCGCGTACATGGCAAAGTTGACGCCGGTCTTGTCCGCGTCGTAGACGTTGCGGATCGACGCCTGAGGCGCGCCGCCGATCCCCGCCGTCTGCGAGGCGGAGGGGCGCACGATCGTCCGCACCGGGATGACCAGCGGAGTCGACGGGGACATCACCACCTGCATCAGTTCCTGGCGGCCGGCGTCGAAGCCGCTGGTGTACCAGGCGAGCTGCACCCGGGCGTTCTTGTTGCAGGACAGCGCAATGCTGTCGATCGCCCAGGCGCGGGTGATGCCGGGCATGGTGGCCGGTGCGGAGACCGAGCCGTCGGTGGTCCACGTCGCGTTCTCCACCAGGGCGCCGCCGTTCCACGGCCACCCCTCGACATTGCAACGCTCCTGGAAGTCGCGGAGTTGGGCGAGGTCGACATCCTGAGCCATGCGGGCCATCAGGCCACCTCCACCAGTTCGATGTTCAGGGGGTCACCGTCGGAGTTGAAGACGATGCGTCCAGCCATGCCGGGGATGGCCTCCCCGCCCTCGTCGACGGCTGCGACAAAGGCCGCCCTTAGTTCCGACGACGCGACGATCTCATCCATCGTCGGGTACTGCGGATATGGATCCGGATTGGGCGGACCCGGCACCGCCGGCAGAGACGGCTTGGGGGTGGCTGCGTCCACGGTGCCGACCTCGACCGCACCGTAGGGCTTCAGCCGGTACCGCGCCCGGCCGACCGCTTCGAGATCGTTCGCGTCCACGTCGAAGATGCCGGCGACGAACTGGCCCACACCCGAGACGTAGAGAGAGCGAGCAGTCGGCAGAGCGAAACGGACGACATTCGGCATGCGCTACATCATGCCCTATCGAGGAGTTCTTCGAGCTGCTCCAGCCGGTCCTGGTGCCAGCCCGAGAGGCGGGGACGCGCCTTCAGCTCGGCGATCTGGCGTTCGAGCTGCACCTTGCGCATCTCGGCCGCACGCGGGGAGAGCTGGCGCCGTGCCTGCGCCGGACCCTTCATGTCGACGCCCTCGGGCACGAGGATCGGTCCCAGCTCGCCGTTGGTCTTGATCGTGAACCGGGTACCGGCCAGCGCGCGCGACTCCGTCGTCCCGCCAGCCGCCGCATAGATGGTGGCGAGGTCGTCGGCGTTGAGCCGACTGCCGGGGTCACGTGCGCCGATGATCGAGATCGTCGTGCACTTGCAGTTGGAGACCACTATGCTGGAGGCGTCGTACCAGCCCTCCCCCGTTTCGAGGTTGTAGACATGCCCGCTCCACGCGACGACGTCGACTTCGACAAGATCATCGAACTCCACCTGGCCGGCGAGCCGATCCAGAAGCTCGCGGCCGACTTCGGCGTATCCCGCCCCACCATCGCCCGCCGTCTCTGGAGCGCTGAAATTCCGGTGCGAGGTCGAAGTGAGGCTGCTCGCCTGCGCCACAAAAGACTCAGCCCGGAGCAGCGCCTTGAACTCCTGAAGGGCGCTCACGAAGCCGCGCGGGGACGTGTCAAGACCCATGAAGAACAGATCAAGCGCGCTCACAGCCGAGAGACCAACCCGCCCCCCATGAGCACCCACGAGGCTCAGTTCGCGATGTGGCTGAACGAACGAAACGTCTCCTACCGGCGCGAGGTGGCCATCGACAAGTACAACGTCGACTTCGCTTTCCCCGGCCACGTCGCCGTGGAAATCCTCGGCGGCGAGTGGCACGGAACGAGAAAGAAGGCCCTGCTCCACAGTGAGCGAACGCCAAACATCCTCAACGCGGGCTGGACGCTGCTGTTCATCTGGGCTACGCCGACCTATCCGCTGGAGCCCGTTGTGGCGGAGCACGCGGTCGCCCTGTCGCAAGCCGTCAGCGCGAACCCAGCCCTGCTCGGTGAGTACCGGGTGGTTCGGGGTGACGCGAAGCTCCTGGCCCGAGCCCGTGCAAAGGATTACCACCGGACCGGCATACCGACGGCGCGTAAGCGCCCGGACGTCACTCGCAACGACTTCCGTCCCCTCTAGGACGCAGCCCGGATGCAGCGGCAGCATCTCGCGCTTGCTGTAGACCCGGTCCGACGCCGCGATGCACAGACCGCAGACCGCGCCCAGCTCGGGGTGGATGACCCGCCGATACCCGCGCACCTGCTCATCGGCGGCGTAGTGCACCTGCTGGGAGGCGACAACCCGCGCGAGCTGCAGATCGGTGCGGACGATCTTCTCCAGGCGCTCGGTCGCCGACCGCACGGCCTCGGCCAGCGGGACCTCGGTCGAGACGAGGTAGCGCACCTCGCGCACCGGCCGCTGGTACACGTCGGCGGTCTCGGCGCCGCGCCGAAGGTCCGGGGGCAGGTCGATGATCGGTGTCGCCGGCAGCCGGTAGTTCATCCGGGCCATCTGCTGTCGCAGGTGCGCCTCGGTGATGGTGGCCGCCGACCGCTGGGCAGCAGCGACGAGCTGCGCGACCCGCTGACCGAAGGCAGCGACGGCGTCCCCGACGTAGAACGCGGTGAAGCCCGACCACAGCAGCATGATCGCCGTGACGAGGTTGTCGGCGACCCGGTCCTGCGCCGCCGCCTCGTTTTCGACAAGGAGGCTGACGGCAGGGTCGGCGGTGGGCTCGGTCACGGGCTGAGGATACCGGCCGCGTCAAAGCGGCCCCTCAGTGCTTGTGGATAACCCGCGCTACTTCCGGCGGACGTACCGCTCCAGGGCGCGCCGGATCACGGTCGACACGTCCTCACCGCGCTCCTCAGCCTTCGCCGCTGCCGCGTCCCACAGGGCGTCCGGGACGCGGATCGTCCGGCGGGGAGTTCCGGGGGTGTTCGGCACGCGCGCCAGGATGTCAGGTGTCATGACGTCCACCTCGCCATGAGGGTGAGCACGCGATCGGCAGCGGCGCCGTACACGATCCGCAGTCGCTTCGCTTCACGGTCTCCGTCCCACTCCGAGAGCGGCAATCTGGAGAGTGCAGCGATGATTTCGTCCCGGTCGATCCTCGCTGCCACCTCGGCCACTGCGGCATCCCACCCCGCCCCGAAGGCGTCGACTTCGGGCATCGTCGTGTCGTCCTGGCACCACGCGGTTGCAGCTGCATGACGCGCAGCGGCGAGCCAGCCGGTGAGGCCGGCGTTCATGACGCAGGCCAGTGGACGCCGCTGTCCTCGTGCTCATGTTCCCCACCGTGACCACGGCGCAGGGTGCAGGACAGCCAGTCGCCGTAGGTCTCCGCGATGTGCGAGGCGCGCGCCCGGTGCTCGTCCCCGCACGGGTTGGGCAGGAAGTCGCCCAGGCCGACTGACTGACGGCCTCGCGTCTCGGCTTCGTCCAGCGCGGCGGCGAGACTCCTCCGCACGTAGCTCCGGTCTCGCCGCTCATCGTTGCTGGCGTCGAACGCGCCCACCGCGTCGAGCACGACGCGTTCGAACTCCGCTGCTCGCTGCTGGTTGTCGGTCACGGCCTCCGCCGTCGCCTCCCGTTCCCCGTCGGTGACACCCCCAGAGGCGGCGGGACGGTAGCCGAGGCAGCCGCAGAAGCCGGGCGTTCCCCCGGCGCAGGCGTCGCGGAACCCCCGGACCACGCCGTCGTGGCGATCGAAAGCGTGCCCGCACTTGCACGCCTCCCCCGCCGGGCGCGGGTCGTCAGCGATCTTCTCCGGTCGCGCGTCGCCTTCCCAGCGGCGGGACAGCGTGGTCGGTCGCCGCTCGTTCGAGTGCGGCCCGTCGTGCCCGGCGGGCATGTGGCACACCATCGGCGGCGACGGCGGGCTCATGCTCGGCGGCAGCGGAGTCGTGGGCATCCACGCCTTGCAGGCGTCCGGCTGCGGGTAGACGGCGAAGCTCATCGCGGGACCTCCACGCCACGTGCTCGAAGTTCCCGCCGCAGTTCGTGCCCGAGGTTGTAGGCGCGCTGGGCGGGCTTGTGGACGAACTTGTCCCACGGGTTCTGTGTCGGGTCGTCGGGATAGGGCTTCCGCAGCGTGGGGGCGACGACGATGCACGCCTTGCTGATGGCGACCAGTGCGGCGGCGATCTCTGCGAGGCGTTCGTCGGTCACCGGCTCGTCCGGTACAGCGCGCGAGACGTAAGTGCTGCGCTCGGCGAACTCGGTGCAGTTGCGGCAGTGAATACAGCCAACCGGATAACCGGTGCCATGGTCGGTCTCATCGTGCCCACACGCGCACACTTCATCAGGCGCTGACCTGGACCGTTCCTCGGTGGGTGTCATGCCACCCATCCTACCCCCGGTGTCATGACATCTCGCGCGCTTGGTGTCATGACACCTCGGAAGGCGACTGCGACAAAGCGGCCCCTCTGGGGCAGCGGGTCAGAACTGGTTGGTCAGGTTGAGCTTGCGGAGGTTCCACGCCTGGCACGCGCCGAGGTATCCGGAGCGGATGGTCCCTGGCTCGGTGTAGACGCTGAACCGGAGTCGCAGGTTGGAGGTGGTGGCGGCCAGGGTGGCGACCTGCAAGAGGAGGCCGGGGCGCTGGACCCCCATGGACTCCGCGATGCTCACCAGATCGGTGGACCCGTCGGCCAGAGTCAGCTTCGGACCGGCACCGTTGGCGTCGGAGGACTTGACGACCGCCGCGACGAGGATCTTGTCGCCCGCCTCGTGTGTACCCGCCAGAGTGGTGTTCTGCACGGCACCAGTGCTACCGGTGGCGGCCATGGCATCCATCGTGAACCGGTACCAGACGCCCCCCGGCAGGATGTCGCTGCCGTCGGGGGCCTCTGTGCCGACCGACCGGACGCCTCCGTTCGCAGGGGACGACGCGGCAGACCACCCCGTTGGGCCGGTGGACGGTCCACCCCCGGCCATGAGCGGGTTCGTGACCAGGCCGGGATCCCCGGGCACGATCACCGGGAACAGGCTGGTCGCCGGGAGCACCTTGCGGACCACCGGGGCCACCGCCTGCGCGATGGCGAGGTGGCCCGCAGAGTTCGGGTGCGTGGTGTCACTGCCCACGTAGGCAGCGGCCAGCGCGCCGGTCGCGGGGTCCACGAGAGCGGCGTGGGTGTCGGCGAGAGGGATTCCGCGCTGGTTGGCGATGGAGCGCAGAGCGAGGTTGTAGACGTTGATCCGCTGGTTCTCCCCGGCCGGGGCCGCTGCCGAGCGAGGTGTGACGGTGCAGAGGACCAGTGGTCGGCGGGATGCCTGGATTTTGTCGATGATTGCGGTGATGTCGGCGATGTAGGTGGCGGTGTCCGCCGAGGCGTTCTGGCCGATCATCACGACGTGGATGTCCGGGTCCTGGGCGATGATGCCGTCCAGCCGGGCGAGGAGAAGGGCGGCGGTGTCGCTTCCGACTCCGGCATTGATGCGTGCGTAGGTACCCGTGGTCGGCACGTTGGCGGTGCCCAGGATCTTCGACGTGTACGCGACCCACGAGTTCACGGAGGCGTTCGTGGATCCGGTGCCGACAGTGATGGAGTCCCCGTCGAAGGCGAGACGCCTTCCGCTCATGAAGGACGTCGGAGCGATCCGTGCCCCAGAGGCCGCCCTTAGTTCCGACGACGCGACGATCTCATCCATCGTCGGGTACTGCGGGTACGGATCCGGGTTGGGCGGACCCGGTACCGCCGGCAGTGACGGCTTCGGGGTGGTCGAGTCGACGGTCCCCAGCTCGACAGCGCCGTAGGGCTGCACCAGAAAGCGGGTCTTGGCGACCAGCTTCAGGTTGTTGGCGTCCACGTCGAGGATGCCGGCGACGAATGAACCCACTCCGGAGACGTACAGGGTGCGGGCAGTCGGCAGGGTGAAGCGAACCACGTTGGGCATGGCGGGTTACCTTCCGGACGGAGGCTGCGGTGCTGGCGGAGTCGGCGCGGCGGGCTGCGCCTGCTGGCGACCCGGGGGAAGTGCGCGCGGGGAGTCGGTGCGCTGCGAGAGAACCTGCATCGGGTCGGGCCGAGGCTGGTTGCGTCCGAGCACCATGTCCTTCGCGTCGTCGGCCTCGGCCTGCTTCATCTCACGAGGGGTCATCTTCAGCACGTAGCGACGGATGGTGTCCTGCGGGAGACCGGCAGCGTTGCCCTGGACGGCGGCGTTGAACCGCTCGGTCAGCGACAGCCGTTCGATCGGCGCCCAGATGCCTTCGATGTCGGACAGCTTCGCCCGGACCAGATCACCCATCTGCTCGAAGGCGTGCGACATGGTCATGCAGAGACCGGCATCGACGATCGTCTTACGGTCCTCGGCCCGGAAGGTGAGCGTCTGGCGCTGCAGCGACGCGCCCTCGGCGGAGCCGTTGGTGTCGTCGGGGTTGAAGTAGGAGAGCGGGATGCCCATCAGCGCCGAGGCGGTGCGGTACTCCAGGCGCTCCTCGTCGAGCAGCGGGCGAAGGTCGATCGCCTGGGACTCCCAGAACTTCGCGCCGGGCGGCACCATCCACAGCGATCCGGGGCCGGGCTTGAACACGCCCTCGTAGTCGATCTCCTTGCCCCGCAGCTCGGGAACGGAGAAGTCCTCGGGGTAGAAGCGGGGCAGGCCCTCGATGGCGCGCTGCTTGAACGCCTGGATCTCACCGATCAGCATCCGCTGCAGGGTGATCCGGTTGATGCGCCGCAGGTTGGACAGGTGCGGCTCGAACTCGGCGACGCCGCCCCGGTTCTGGATGTGCACGATCGGCAGCCGCTTGCTGCGGAGCAGGATCGGCTGATCGTCCCACTTCCAGGCGCTCGGGGTGAGCCGGAAACCGGTACCCCACTGGGTACCGTGCTTGGACTTCTTCACGGCCCGGTAGACGACGGCGTGGTCCGGGTTGTGCTGTGGGTCGGCCTTGACGTAGATGTAGCAGATGTCCTCGCCCGTGTCCGGGTCGTGGAGCGTCTTCATGCCGGCGCGAGGACGCATCCGTCGCAGCGGGTCCTCGGCAGTGATGACCTGCCGGGGGTCCTCGACGGTGATGATGGCCGAGTCCGAGCTGAAGCCGTCGAACTCGTCGCTGTCCTCGGCCGGTGGGCCGATCATCGTGTAGCCCTCGCCGAGGCCGAAGACCTTGGTCAGCAGGTCGACGGTCTCGACCGGCATGTTGTTGTCGGCGTAGACCTGAGCGGCCTTCGCGTCACCGTTGTCGTCGTCGGTGGCTGCGGTGCGGAAGCCGAGCGGGGTAAGCGGGTCGCGTACCGAGGAGACGGCGAGCGCGGCGAGGTTGGTGCGGGTGTCGGCGTGGAACGACTGGTAGGTCTGCTCCCACTCGGCGGAGCCCTCGGGCAGCGGAGGGTTGTTGTCCATCCACGCTGCCAGCTCGTTGAGCCGGGGGAGCCGCTTGCGCTGACGGTCGGTCAGCGTCTTCATCCACCAGAACGGAGAGAACGGGACGTCTACGGCGTTCTCGGCCACGCGGTTCCCTCAGTTCCCTAGTAGAGCTTGCGGGGCATGTAAAACGAACTCGGTTCAGAGACGACACGGGACAGAGCGTCCAGTCGCGCCTGGTACGCCAGAACGGCAGCGACACAAGCATCTATTTTGTTGCTGCTATAGTCGTTCTCCTTCCCGAGCGCCAGCTTGCTGTGGGAGAAGCGGCGGCGCGCGTTCAGGACGTGCCTGGTCAGAGTAGACGATCCGTCGTGCGTCATGTCGCCGTTCAGGATCGCGCCTTCGAGCTGCTCGATCGCACGCTCGACGAGACCGGACCGGCCGCCGGTCATCCACCACTCGAAGGGGTGGTTCGGCCCGGCCTTGATCTGGACCTTCTGCCCCCACTTCGCCTCCCACGCGTTGATGTGGGAGCGCCAGTCCTTACCGGGGTCGGCGTAGAAGGCGACGACGTTGTACTGCAGGAACGCCGTCCCGATCGCCGCCTCGATCTCGACGATGTTCGGCTCCCACGTCGCCCAGGTGTTCGGGTGGTCGCCGGCCTCCCACACGCCGATGGTGAAGACGTGGCCATCGTTGACGCGACAACCAATCAGGGCCGTGGCGTCAGGCTTGCCCTTGGCCCGGCCCCGTGAGCCGTCGAAGCCGAGCACGACCATCTCCCGGTCGGCGACGCTCTTGCTGCCGTCGAACCGAGCCCGCCAAGCGGTCGAGGAGATCCATGCGTCGGAGGCGTGGGTGATCTGGTTGAACCAGTCGGCGCGAGCCACCTGCAGATCGGTGTCGGCCTGCTGCAGCGAGTCGGCGAGCACCTGCAGGTCGACCCAGCCGGGGCTCTCGCACGGCGGGTTGTGGATCGCGCAGAACGGGATGTCGGCCGAGTCGCCGTAGGCGATGGCGAGCCCGCGCAGCACCGACTCGTCGTCGAACATCTCGGTCTCGGCCGGCGCCTCGCGGTGGTCGTAGTAGACGCCAGCCGAGGACTTCGTCCGGCCCTCCTGGATGGCCTGGTAGGCGGCCATCGTGTTCTCGGCCACCGAGCCGTCGCCGGGCGTGTAGGCGTTGGGCGACTCCAGCAGGTGGCCGCCGCGCTTCAGCACATTGTTCTTTAGTTTATTGTAAAGATTGATTCCGCCATTTCCTTTTGTCCACTCCTCGGTGTTGTGGGTGAGGTGCCCAGCGACACCGAACGCGAAGAGGTGATCATCGGCCTCGACCGCGATGCAGCGCACCGGTACACGCTCCACAGGCGTGATCGAAGTGATAGTGACCCAGTCCGGCCCTCGCCGGTGACCACGCACCCGGGCTGCCTTACGAGGCAGAGCGAACGGCTGGAAGTCGAGGCGGGGGGTGAAGTGCACCAGCCACTTCCCGCCCTCGGTGTACCGCTTGTCCTCGCGCCACTTCGGCGCCGTGGTGACCTGGCCGAGAGACCGGAGCAGCCGGACGAGGCCGACGGCGAGGTCGTGCGAGGTGTTGACGAAGACGCAAGAGCCGGTCTTGCTCGCCGAGCCGTCGCTGTCCATGAGCCCTCGGACGAGCTGCGTGCGCTCCTCGATCGAGCCAGCGAAGAACTCGTGCGGGATGTGCTTGCTCTCGAAGCAGTCCAGCGCGCGCAGCGCCTTCGCTACTTCGGGGCGATCTGCGCCCTGGTATCCGAGGCGGCGGCTGAAGGAGAGGTTCACCGTCGGGCGGGCACCGTATCCATCGGACGTCATGTCGTACCGACGAGGCCACGTCTCCACGCCGACATCGGCGAGCGCCCGCTGCGTCGCTTCCAGGTCGTCCTCGCCGACGGCGATCTCGCACTTCCCGCGCGTGCCGTCTCCGAGCCACAGTCCGAGCAGGTACGGCGGGACGGAGTGGTTGGCCGCCGCCATCTCCTGCGCCGGGGCGGCCGGGATCCGGAAGCGCCGGATGTCCTCGTCCATCTCCTGCGTGGTGCGGATCTTCGGCGCCGCAGGCGACTCCGCGATCTTGGTCTGCCAGAGGTGGCCAGCCGAGGCGACGACCGAGGTGCCGTCGGCGAAGGTCACCTCGTAGCAGTCGTGATCCAGCGAGACCGGCTTCGCCTTGACGACGCGGGTCGGACCCTGCGAGCCGTAAATGATCTCGCCGTCCTGCAGGTCGCCCATCGTCGTCCAGCCGTCCGGCGTCGGGATCAGCGTGTCAAGAGCAAGCGCCTGGTCGCAGACGACGAAGTGGGCAGGTGCGCCCTTGGCGGATCCGGCGGCGGCGGTGCGCTTCTGGATCCGGCCGTAGGGCAGGATGATCGCGCCTTCGAGGACGTCGAGACCGGGGTACTCCCGGGTGGCCGGGCCGAAGGAGAGCATGTCCTTCAGCGGGCTCCAGGTGTTCGTGTCGACCTGCTGCTCGGAGACGGCGGCGATCTCGACGAGCGGCTTGCGGATGGCCGACCACGGCTTGCCGACCGGGCGACCATCGGCGTCCCAGCCAGCGGGCACTGTGGGGCCGAGACCTTCGAGGCAGGCGAGGGCGGCGGTGATCGGGCTCTTGCCCCAGCCTCGGGGCCGGGACAGCACGCCGCGCTGGATGATCCGCTTGCAGGTGATCGGGTCCAGTTCGTAAAAACGGAGGACGAACTGAGCTTGCTCTTTCGTCAGGATGAGCGGCTCGTACTCCTGCGTCTCAGGCCGAGCCAGGTACGCGGTCATCCAGTCGAGGGCTAGCCACCCGAGCGTCGGATACTCGCCCTCATAGCTAGGAACCCAGGGCACGTCAGACCAGCGAGGTGATGCGACCCGCGACCTGCTCGCGGGCGAACTTGATCTCCGCTTCTGTCGGGGTGTGGACGAGACGGTTGATGTAGACCTGCCGGGTCACCGGGGAGAGGCCAGGCTGTGCCTGGACCGCAGCGATGAGTTGGTGGACCTCGGGCTTCACGGCACGGCCTCGTAGGTGGCCTCGAAGATGTCCGGCTTGCAAGGGTAGAACTCGCCCTGGACACCTTTGATGATCCAGTCACCCTTGCTGGCGGTGATCGGCCCTTCGAGAGTCCGGATCTCGATCTTGTCCTGTGTCGGGATGTGGCTCTCGAAGCTGTCACCGATGAACAGTTCGCACTCCTCGCCGTTCGTGTCGTAGCCGAGGTACTGCACGGCCTCGATGACGACCGGCTTCTTCCGGTACTGGGAGGCGGTCACGACTTGACCGCGTGCAGGCCGCCGTAGGGACCGGCGGGCTTCGGCTGGCTGGGCACGCCGCGCTCCTGATCCTTGCGGTCGGCGTCGGCAAAGAACATGCGGAGCCGGGCGCGGTCCTCGGGGGTGGCGCCGAACTTGGCGACGCGGAGACGGATCTCCGGGCCGACCTTGGTGTTGCCGGTCCAGAACTGGTGGTGGAGGAACGCCGTCTCCAGCAGGACCATCCAGTCGGTCGCGGTGAAGGTGTCCGACTGCGCGGCCTCACCCCACACGCGCCACCACTCGATCGTCATCGGGTGCCACTCGGTCTGGAAGACCAGTCCGGTCTCGTCGTCGCGCCGGGTGAGGGGAGGAAGGGTCGGCTGCGCGCCCGGGACGAACTTCAGCGTGGTCGGAGGGATGACTTGAGCGTTGTGCCCGGTCGTCTTCTCGGGGTCCTTCGGCGGGAAGCCACGGCCGGCCATGTCGGCTACCTCCAGATCGGTGGTGAGGGCGCGAGCGTACCTCGACCGGGCGCGGGAGGGCGAGGAGGTGGCGACCCTGCCAGCGCGGATGCCGCTGACGTGGGTAGTAAGGCTAGATAGAAACCGCCGTTCCCCTGAGAAAAATCGTAGTCCTTACACGCCTATTATACATACTATGAATTTTTCCTCACGTAGCGGTATTTCTAACTACCCTAACTACCCTGTTCTGGAGGTCTTGCGAGGCCGGTCGGGTGTCGTTACAGTGATGCGTATGCCGACCAAGACGATCTACGTCAAGAGCGAGATGCTGAGCACCTGGGACGAGGCCGATGCCCTGGCCAGCCGCCGGAAACTGAGCATGTCCGAGCTGATCTCGAACCTGCTCCGGGACTACGTCCGGGACTACGGAGCGGCTGCGGCGGCCGGTCTGCCCGCCGGGTTCGCCGTGCCGGCGAGCATGAAGGCGCCGGAGCAGGTCGCCCGGGAGCAGCTCGCGAACGAGGTCCGGGACCTCGTGCTGGGGAAGCTCAACGAGGGCGCGGCGGAGGTGAAGGCATCGTGATCGAGGACGTGATCATCTCGACCTCGGACTGGCTCGCGGCCAGCAAGGCGATGACCGAGATGGGTGTCCGGGTGCTCGGCATGGACATGACGCCGGTCGCACGAGCCATCGCCACCGCGCGGGCCGAGGGCTACGACGAGGCGCGGATGAACTTCGAGGAGAACGCATGAGCGTCGACTACGACTTCCTCGCGCCCGTCGTCACCTACGCCGACGCCGCCGTCCCGGCGCGGATCCGGCAGGAGATCGAGATCAGCCTGCCCTGCACGGGCGGCTTCGACCACCTGTGGGACCGGCAGTCCATCGCGAACAGTGATGGCGCCTTCGTCTCCTGGTGGGAGTGTGTGCACTGCGGCATCACCGCCAACCTCGACCCCCGACCCATCACCGAGCAGCAGCGACCGCTGGCCTCGGCCCACCTGGAGGACTACCTGCGATGAGCTATCAACTGCCCGAGCCGACCAAGGTCGAGATCCTCTCTTCGCCGGAGGAGAGGGCTCAGACACGGATCCTCAGCAACATCCAGATCGGGATCGTGATCGCGGACATCATCCTGTTCCTGCTGCTCGCCCTCACCGTCGTCGCAGTGGCCGGCTGATGAAGATCAGCGACGATGACAGGAGCATCACCAAGGAGGTCGCGGACCTGCTCGACGTGCCCGAGGACGACCTGCGGACGCGGCGGATGCTGAGCATCGTGTTCTGGGCGCACCGTCAGCTCCCGGCCGACGTCGTCGAGAAGCCGGTACCGGTCGACCGGCGTCTGTGCCACAAGCGGTACGCCGGCGACGTCGCTTCGATCTGTGTCCGGGCGCGCGGGCACGAGGGTTACCACGAGGCGCTGGTGGCGTGGAGTCCCGAGCCGTTCCGGTGGACGTTCTGCGATGCTGTCTTCAGCAACAGGAACCCGGACAACATCATCCGGTGCCATCGGCCGTCCGGGCACAGCGGTCACCACGAGACGCCGGCTGGTCAAACCTGGAGCGGCTGACCCGCCTTCTGCACCACGGCCCTCGGTCCTCACGGATCGGGGGCTTTTTGCTGTCAGCTTCACGTAACTCTCCGTGTACAGAGGTCACCCAGAGTCAGGCACGATGTCAGCGGCAGGGCGCAGCG